CCGATGCTGATGCCGATGCCGCCGATGCCGATGCTGATGCCGATGCTTCAAGTGAAGAAGAGGAAGAAGAAGAATCTAACGAAATAGAAGGTCATGAAAATATGAATGGATTAAAACCAACATTAAAGCAATTAGTAATTACACCACGCACTGGTTCAGAAAGTTATATTTATGAGATACAAAATACACCAGATTGTTTAACAAAACCTACTCAAGAAAGTTTAACTTCTAATATAGAAGACTCATATAAATCTTGGAGTTATGAAAGTGTAAGTGAATTTGCGCCAGCAACAACAGTTTTATATATTCCTTGGAAATTAGATACATATGTTGTTGTATTTGAGAGAAATGAAGGTGATATCAAATCTAGAGGTTTATTCCACTTTTCATCTAGTCAAAATACAGTAATTGATATTAAAGACATTAAAATTACAAATTACGCTAATACACAAGATGATGCTAATAATAAATATGTACAAGATAGTAAATATGGTGAATACGATGTCTATCAAGTAGATAAATTTGTATTATATGACATTCCTACTTCTAATTTAATAATTCGTAAAGAACACAATACAGGAAGTATTGATATCCACAATAGTTTAGGAGATATAATTACACCTGAAAAAGTATCCGAACAATACGAAAATAACAAAACACATGAAAATCAAGAAAAACATTCTGAATTAAAGGCTTGGACAGCAGTAGATGGTCAAGGTGAGAATGTAGTAGTTTATGTTAAAAATAAAGAAAGCACTTTAGTATGTGTATTGGGTTATGATTCAACAACAATGTCATCTTTAATATTAAAAAATGTAAAGAGATTTACATTATATGGAGTAGATAATGGCGATAAGGTTGAAAAGCCTACAGCAGCTTGTAATAAAAAATCCGAAAGTCCCGAAGAAAAAAAGTCTGAAGGTCCTGAAGAATCTAAATCCGATGATTATATTTTAAAAACAGAAATAGTTCCTAACGCTTGTCCATCTTGTCCTTCATGTCCATCTTTACCAGAAAAGATTACATGCACAAATTGCGGTGGATGCGGAGGTTCTGGAACTGTAGGAAGTGATGGAAAATCATTAGTAAAAGATACAGTAGATGCTGCTGGAAATATAGTAACAGATGTTGTAGATGAAGCTGGTGATATTGCTAGAGATACAGTAGGAGGAGCAGTCGGATTAGGTAAAGATACAGTAGGAGGAGCAGTCGGATTAGGTAAAGATGCGGTAGGTGGTGCTGTAGGATTAGGTAAAGATGCGGTAGGTGGTGCTGTAGGATTAGGTCGTGAAATAGTAGGCGGTGCTCTAGGATTAGGTCGTGAAATAGTAGGCGGTGCTGTAGGATTAGGTGGAGATGTATTAGGCGGTGCTGTAGATATAGTCCGTGATGCCGGAACCGGTGCTGTAAGAATGATTCCCAAAGATCAACGTAATCAAAATGGAAGACCAAATATGCAAGGAGCATACTATGGAACAAATAATGATTACAATTATAACGGAACATTAGCTAATAAACCAAGTAGTAATTTTATGCCAGTAACAGCAGATTTTAGTTCTTTTGCTCATTAAAAAGTTATATTATTAATAAAATATATTATTAATAATAAAGGTTATAAAAATAAGAATATAATATACATCTAATTATGGAACAAAAATTATCTAATATAAATTACAATAATATTTTCGAAAGAGAAAAAATAGCAAATGATATAACAACAATATTGAATGAATTTTCTGAACGATATAACGATCCTTTATATAAAAAAGGAATATATATTTATGGTTCTCCTGGTGCTGGTAAAACAACATTTATTATGAATTTATTGAAATCGTTAAATTATGATATAATAAAATATGATGCTGGTGATGTTCGAAATACAGGGTTAATTAATACAATTACTAGTAATAATATATCAAACCGAAATGTATTAGATATGATGACAAAAAAAGTAAAAAAAATAGCAATAGTTATGGATGAAATAGATGGAATGAATAATGGTGATAAAGGTGGTATATCAGCGTTAATTAAATTAATACGACAAAAAAAAACAAAAAAGCAAAAATTAGAATGTGCAACAATGAATCCTATAATATGTATAGGTAATTATTGTATAGATAAAAAAATTCGTGAATTAATGCGAGTATGTAACGCGTTTGAATTAAAATTACCTACTACTAATCAAATGAATACTATATTAACTCAATTATTTCCAAAATTAAATAATAAAAAACAAAGTAATATACGAAATACACTATTAAACTATATTCAATCAGATGTTCGTAAATTAAATTTTATATATGATATTTATACCAAAACGCCAAATTTATTAGAAAACGATTCATTAAATCTAATTTTTCGTAAAAAGTCAAACAATGAAGATTCTAAAAAAATTACTCAAACGTTAATAAATAAGCCAATACCATTAAAAAATCATAACTCTTTTATGAATGAAACTGAACGAACAATAGTAGCATTGTTATGGCATGAAAACATAGTAGATATGTTAGAAAATAAAGAAAGAAGTAGAACTATTCCGTTTTATCAAATGATATTAGACAAGATATGTTATGCTGATTATATAGATAGAATTACTTTTCAAAATCAAATTTGGCAATTTAATGAAATGAGTTCATTAATAAAAACTTTTAATAACAATAAATTATATCATGATTATTTCCCTGAAAATAGAAATAAATTTAATCCAGAAGAAGTAAGATTTACAAAAGTATTAACAAAATATTCAACAGAATATAATAATATGATTTTTATTTTTAATTTATGTCAATTATTAGATATGGACAAACATGATTTACTTTCAATGTTCCAAGAATTACGTATCTTTCGTAAAAACGACTTTATGACAAATATAGATGCAATGAATGAGGTAGAAAAAATGTTTGATAATTATAATATTAATAAATTAGATATTAGACGTATTTATAGATATATGGATAAAAGTGTAAAGAAAGATGCTACTAATAATTTAGATGAAGTAGAAGAAGTATAATAATTCATATTATGAATATATGAATTATTGTTATGTTTTAAGTCTGCGTAATTCCTTTGTAAGTTCAGAATTATCACTAACTAAAACATTAAACTTTTGTTTGAAAGATTTTAATTCATTTGAAACTCTATTCGAAAATTGTTTTTGAATTTCTAATTCATTTTCTATATTTTCATTACGTTGTGTAAGTATTTGTATCTGTTGTTTTAATTGTTCATTCTCTGATGTGTTTGTGTTATTTCCATTTTCAGTCAAAGTTTTAACTTTTTCTTGTAATAATTGTATAAATCTTTTAGATTGATCATTATGATTTGATAATTCTATAAGTTGTTTTTTTTGTTGTTCAATAATATTAACAACTTGTCCATTCGTTAGCTGTATAGGTTCTTGTCCTTCTCTTTGAAGAATTATAGGTCCATGTTCTTTTTGATGTTCTGCTATCATTTGTGCGCGTTTTGCTTCAATCTCTTTAATTTGTTTTAAAACATCTGGTTTCATTTCTGGTTTTCCAGGGTCATATTCATCTAATAATTTGTCGATATCTTCCATAAAAAATGATTTAATAGATTGCTCATTATCATTTTTAATAAACATATCGACAGTTTTGCTTGACTCTTTAAAAAATTGAGGGTCCTGCTTTTGTTCAAACATTTTTCGTTTATCAAAAGTATTATGTTCGTGAGAAAAAACTAATATACTTTTCATTGGATCTAACTGAACGAAAGGTATAGTATATTGTTTTAAAAATGCTTTTTCTTCGGCGAGTGCTGCTCCATCTTCATATTTAGTCTGTTCCAAGAGTTCTTTTTTAAATGCGAATGTTCCTGCGGTCGCATGATTAGGTCCATATGGACCACATTGTATCATTTTGTTCATTCCTTTAAAATATACATAAATTTCACTAGAACCTGAACATAACGCTTCAGGATTTGATAATAACCTATCTACAGAATGTGAAATACGATCTGGTGGGTAATAATCGTCATCATCCATATAAACAATAATTGAACCACGAGCAAATTTATGCATATAATTACGTTTTGCTCCTAAAAACATTTTTTCCTTTATTTCAAAATATCTAATTTGAGGTATGTTTGATGATACTATTAAATCTTTAATCTTATCTGTTCCATCATCTACAATAATCCACTCTAACAAATGTTTGGGATAATCTTGATTTCTAAAACATTGAAACATATTTTGAATAAAAGGTCTTCTGTTAAAGGTTGGAGTACAAACAGTAACAAAAGGTAATTCTTCGGTCTGATTCATCATTAATATATATTCATTTTATTTTTTATATTACTAATCCATACTAATATAAAATTATTTTATCCATACTTCGAAAAATCTATCTTCACATGGTCCCCATCCTCCTCTTTGTTGATAATCTACTTTAAAATTATGCTTAATTAATATGTCGTCGATAAAATTTTTTAATTTTATATCTTGATAATCATTTTCCATTATTATTAATTTTATATTATTTAATATTTCTGGCATATCCCTTAAAATATTATAAAAGGCTCCTTCGCAATCCAAAACTAATGTATCAAATTCTATATTATATTTTTTATTTAATTCATCTACTGTAATAGTATTTACTTTTATAAAACCATCTTTTATTTCATCTGATTCATATGTAAGCCAATCTTTTTGAATTAAATTTTTTTTAGATAATGCAGAAGCTTCAATATGAAATTTCAAATTATTTATATTTTTATTATGTTCTAAATATTTAATTGTGTTAGGGTCTGATTCTAATGTTACAAAATTAGAACTGTCTTCTAAAATATGACCAATAATTACAGAGTTTCTACCGATATTACTACCTAATTCTAATACTTTTTCATTACCAGTTAGATAACGAACTGCCATTTTCTGTTCAGGTAATTCATCCAATAAACTTCCATATTGAAATTTTATTTGAGAATGAATAGTTGTTAATAATACATGAACACATAAATTATCTATAAAGGTTTTATTTATTTTACTTACTTGTGACAATTGATTAATTCCAAAAGATTCTAATATATTAATACTATTAGTAGTTAAATTATAATTTTGATTAAAACAAAATTTTAAACATGATGTTATATCACGGGGTATATCATATCCTAATATACACATTGCGTTTAAAAAAAAACAATCTTCTGGTAAAATTATTGTATTTTCAAAATTACTGATATCCAAATCATTTTTTTTTCGATATCGTATTATATCTTTATAAGAAACTTTATTTATACATTCTATCATAATATCTTTCTTTCTATATGAAAAACCACCACATAAATTAAAACCTTCTTTTACAGGAGAACGACAATCTATATATTCATTATTAAAGGTAACTCCATATTTATATGGGGGTCCTATAAATCCATATTCTTCAGGAATATGGTATTTATCATTTATTATAAATGACTCTATTTGAAACATAAGTATATGTTGTTCATTTATACTGTTCCAAAATTCTATATTTTGTAATAATAAACTATAAATATTTTCAAATTCTAATTCATCAATACCTATATTATAAAATTTAAAATTTCCATTTATATTTTTCTTAATTAATTCTTCATTCATATTACTTCCATAAATTTGTAAATTCCATGTATCACCTAATTTACTCATTACTTGTTTTATTGTGCTAATTAGATGTTCATGATTTCTTGGTTCTATAATTATAGCTACATGATCATTGTTAATATTATTATTAATAACAATATTCATTTGTTCATAATATGAAATAAATTTGTCCATATTTATAATTTATTTATTAACTTTTATATTATAAATGTTAATAAATATATTTGTATAAACTTTAATATCATTTTAAATTCTTTGTAATATTATTTAATGTATCTACTATTTTTTCATTATTATCTTCTTTAAGATTTTCTGCTAATTTTTCAACATTTTCTTTTGATAAGACAGGTGTATTAACCTCATTTAATACAATATTCAAATCATCCATAGATTTTTCACCTTTAATTATAGAAATAACAGTGCTAATTACAACACTTAATATAGACATTATAGTTATAGCCATAATTACTGTTTTCAAAGGATTACTTTTAATATTTAGACTAGAGTCTACTAAAGCGTAAATCATTACTATTAAAAATCCTATTGTAATACAATTTTGAAACAAAAAATTAACTATTTTAATAATATAATTTATAACTTTATCCCAAAAATTCAATGGATTACATGGATTATCAGAACGTTCATTAGGTTTATGTTTTTCTAAAAATGTATCAATTGATGATATGACTTCAGAAATATTTTTATTGTCTTTATAAATAAGAATTGAACCAAATGTATGAATTATTATATACAATAGACAAAATGCGGTTGATAATGGGACTCCTAGAAAAATTAAATATATCAGAACAATAAACTTTTCTATCCAAAATAAAGGATTAAATACTTTTATTAATGATGTAAACCCACCTATTGGCAATAGAGCAGCAAGTGGGCTACTTTCCATAAATGACAAAATAAATAAAATAAAGGTTATAGTATAAATAATTTGTGAAAAAATACCAGAAAATTCAAAACTAGCAATATCTACTAATATATTTTTAATTAACGAACCAGAATTATACGTATATATTGTTAATATAGCAAATAAACCCATAAAAATAAATAACATACCAAATTTATAATCAGGATTTATTGTAGATGTAATCACGTCAGGTAAATATTGTACAAAATACTTTTGTAAGTAATCTGGAAAAAACAAAGGAATATTAATAAATTTATCAATAAATCTGAAAAACGGATTTAATCCACTATAATTATGTATATAATCACGTGGTGTTTGGTATAACTTTGGTCTAATATTATTATCGTCTTTATAAAATGTAATAAATATCCAATTATATACAGCAATAAGACCTATAAAAATAGATAATATCCAATTAAAATAGTTTTTCACGTATTTTACATCACTTTCTGAATATGTATCACCAGAAACAATTTTTGTAAAATTTGTAATACTATTATGGTAAGTATCAGTAAGATATGCGTATGCTTTTTCAATATGTTCTGCAAACGATACAGTCTTATATTCAGACTTGTTACCACCTTCGTATATATCATCGTTTGATGTCCATTCGTCATCCTTAAATGTAACTATTGGATTTAAATTAAGACCTTCTATAATAGGATTATCATTAGTATGTAATGGTTTATCATGTATATTAACTAATGGTTCAATATTTTTAATATTAATATTTTTTTTCTTCTTTTTAACATTGCGTATTTTATTTTTCATATGTTCTGTTTGAAAATCATTATTTTTTAATTCCTGACTAAATACTCTATTTTCATTTATATTTCTTTTCATTTGTATATTATACTATTGTTATAATATACAATCCTATAAAAAATGAATATTAACCGCATAACTTATCTAGCATGTAACATTCCACAAGATCCACCTATAAATGATAAAATATTATATCGTTCTTCATATAGAGTTAAATTAAAATTATAATCATACAGTCTCCAATTTTCCTTTCTGTATCCTAATGGTGCGCCTTCTATACCACATATAACATCAAATCTAGAATTAATCTCATCAATTGGTGGAACATATGTTGTAATCTCTAAATCAATATTTTTGAATTTACTTAAATTAATAGCTCCAGATGGTTGGTATTCCATAGGGTTAGTATCTAAACAAAAATTATAACAATATAATCCTTCTTTACCAGAACCTTTGGTTCTAGTATATTTTTCAATATAATCATAAATACCCCTCGGTAATACATTTTCACGATATTCACCATCTAATACAATACCCATTGTTTCTAATATTTCACGTCTATTTTCAACTGAGAAATCACCTGTTGTTAAAATACCAGTAACTTTTAAATCAAATGGATCTACATTAGGGAATTGTCCTTGTAGAGATTCATTATAATATGTTACACTGTTACTAGGCATTGTATTATATGGCCAATTTGTATAATTATCCCATTCATTACGTAAATTAACATCATTACGTTGTAATTTCCACATCCAACTTGAAATCATACCATTTGCTGATTGTAATTTTATTCTTTTTGAACCTGTAATATTTTCAAATTTATGCGCAAAAACATCTTTTATTAAATATACATGATCTTGTTTTGCGAATACTTCTGCTTCTTGTGTAGATAGAAAACAATATGTTGATACTAAATGAATATCAGCATTCCATGTTGAAATCTTATTAGTATAATTTTCAGAAGAAATATCTATAGCAGGAGGTGTTTGTAAAAAACGATACATTTGAAATCTTGACTCGTTAAAATTAGGTTGAATATATGGATAATTATACTGAACATCAAATACATCACGAACTTTAAATAAATCTTGAATGGGTCTAAATGTAACTGATATATGTAGTTCATTATATTGTAATGCTATCAATGGAAACGCACATCCGCTATTTAATGTGAACCATGTATTTACGGGAATATATAGATTTCTTCCTCTAATTGATGGTTCAGCACCTGCCGTATTTGATGTATAAAATGCTGAAGGGTATGAATTTTTACGATTATAATGATTAGCAGGATCATTTAATTCTGGAATATTACCAGACATTTTATTAAACAAATCCTTCTTTTCTTTAGAAAAATCACGTTCAACCATCATAGCAAGGTATTCACCTGTATATTTTTGTAAAACATGAGAACCACAAGTTATTTCTATTTCTTCTATCATATGTGCGCCTATATTTTCAATCCATTTAAATTCATATGGTGCCCATCGGCAACCAGTATCAGAACCATTTACTAAATCTGGTATTATGTTATTACCATCTTCTACATATTGAGGAACGGGTAATGGATGATGTATAGGACTCCATATATCCGGTAAAGTTACTACAACATACGTATCCATTAATAAATCCGCATGACGTGGTATTTTAAATTTAAAAGTTGATGGCTCAGTTAATCTTAACTCTCTTAAACCATCATAATCAATACGAAATTTTTGTAATCCAAAATTACTATGCTTACAATAAGTTACTTTAAAAAATGTTTTACTAGGATTTCCAGTTAAAAATACATTAGCTTGGCCAACAGCTGCTATGTTTAGTAATCCACCTGCCATTATAATTTATATATTTATATATAATTACTATTATATTTGTTTTCATAATATAATATAATAATTATGTATATCATACAAATGAATAAAACTACACAATATTTATTTATAATCACTATTTGTATTTTTATTTTTATTATTTATAAATTTTTATGGAAACGAGATATGATTACAAGAATTATAAATAAATTACAAAGAAATTTCTTAAAATGCAAAGATAAATGTAAAAATGTGGATTGTAATTGTAATACAATTGAAGGTATGGAATTGTTTGGAACGATAGAAGGAGAATTCAATAGTTTAACAAAATCAGATGCTACAAAAATAGTATCAATACCTTCTGAATATACAAAAAGACCTTTAAAAGACTATGTTATTAAATCTTCTTACAATAGTGCTATTACTGGTAAATATGCTAATATTGATATGGTTAAATATTTGTTACATCGAGGTGTTAGATTTCTTGATTTTGAAATTATGTTAATAGATAACGCACCAATGATTACATATTCATATGATAAAAATATAGGAACAATTGAAACTGATAATACTTTGTTATTAGATAATGTATTAAGTATGATTGGTGGTTCTGCATTTATGTCGCCTACACCTAATCCATATGACCCTTTATTTATTAATTTTAGAATAAAAACTGAAAACAAGGAGCTTTATAATTTAGTAGCAAAGTCTATTGATTCTACTATTAAATCCAAGTTATATACTGATAAAATCAATAATAAAACAACTCTTGAAGATGTTATGGGTAAAATAGTTATAGTTGTTGATAAAACTATTAATAGAAATTATCTGAATGATTCTAATTGTTCTTGGAAAGATAATAATTGTTATAATTTATCACATTTACTCTCATTAGAAAGTGGTTCTGATTTATTACAATTACATAGATATAGTGAAATTTTAAATTTAACATATGATAATGTTAGAATAGAAGATAAATGTAAATTATGCACCAGTGTTAAAAATATGAAGTTAGTTTTACCAGATATTATTAATTCTAATTCTAATAATCCTGATGTTAGTGATTTTATATTATATCATGGCGCACAAAACGTTATGTATAAATTTTATTCAAACGATGAGCAATTAGACAATTATGAACAATTATTCAATGATAATAAAGGTGGTATTTTACCATTAGCCCATGTATTAGATTATATTAGAAAACATAAAGAATAATTAAAAAATATAAGGTATTGTATATATTTATAATAAATACAATATGAAAAACAAAACTTTAAAAAAAACTCCATCTATTACTTCAACAAAATTTAATACAAAAATATGTAATGACAAAATGACATTTCAAGAATGTGAAATGGCTATTTTAAGACAATCTGTTGATAAGGCGAACGAAGCTAAAGGAAAACGCACAGTTAATAATGAAGATGTTAAAAAAATATTAACTATTGTTGAAGATTTTATTAAAGATAATAAATTAATATGTTATGGCGGAACTGCTATAAATAATATTTTACCAAAAGATGCTCAGTTTTATAATAAAGAAGTAGAAATTCCGGATTATGATTTCTTTTCTCCAAACGCTTTAGATGATAGTAAAAAATTAGCTGATATTTATTTTAAAGCTGGTTATACTGAAATAGAAGCTAAAGCTGGAATGCATTATGGCACATATAAAGTATTTGTAAATTTTATTCCTATTGCTGATATTACTAATTTAGTAAGTCCTATTTACAAATCTATTTATAAAGATAGTATTACTGTTAATGGAATACATTATACACCTCCTAACTATTTAAGAATGTCTATGTATTTAGAATTATCACGACCTGATGGTGATATATCTAGATGGGAAAAAGTATTAAAACGATTAAATTTATTAAATAAATATTATCCTTTAGAATCTAAAAATTGTAATATGATTGATTTTCAACGAAAATATGAAAATAAAATGGACCCTGCTGAAAAAGTATATATGATTACACGTGATACTTTTATTAGAGAAGGATGTGTCTTTTTTGGTGGTTACGCATCTGGTATATATTCAAAACTTGTAAAATCTAATAAACATAAATTACAAAAGATTCCGGACTTTGACGTATTATCCGAAACTCCTGAAAAAACCGCAGAAATATTAAAAGAACAATTAAAGAAAGAAAATATAGATATCAAGATGAAAACAAATGCTGCTATTGGTGAAACAATACCTGAAAATATTGAAATATACCTAGGAAAAGATGAAACTATTGCGTTAATACACAAACCTATTGCTTGTCATAGTTATAATGAAATATATATCCATAATAATAAAATAAAAATTGCGACTATCGATACTATTATGAGTTTTTATTTAGCTTTTATATATGCTGACATAGATTTACATTATGATAGATTATTATGTATGGCAACTTATTTATTTGATATACAAGAAAAAAATAGATTAAAACAAACAGGTGTTTTGAAAAGATTTACTGGCTCTTGTTATGGAAAACAAGAAACACTTGAAGATATGCGGTCAGAAAAAGCACACAAATATAAAGAATTAAAAACAAAACAAAAAACTAGAGAGTATGAAGAATGGTTTTTAAAATACACTCCTGGTGAGAAAAAACCTGTCAGGAAGCAAACCAAAAAGAACAAAGAAAGCACAAAGCCTAAAAGATTTTTACAAATTTTTGGATTGTAAATTATACAGAAAAAAAGAGCAGGGATTTTTATTTTTATATTTAGATTAGGTTATTGAATATTATATAGAATTTAAATGTTAATAATAACATCATAATTGAAATTGATGTTATTAGAAGAGTCACTATAAAATGACTAATGAACCTATTAATAAAACCATTTACATTTATTGCATTAACATCAAATGTAAGCATTGAAATCCATAAGGATAATACTATTATAACTTGAATATTAATAATATCAATCATAATAAATAAATTATTGAACTAATTTATATCTATAACTATTAATAATAATCATTCAATTTTACAGGCTAATTAAAAAATTTGTTATTTTTGTAAATGTATAGTATATATTTCCAAATAATAAGCTTTTAAACAATAATCCATAGAAATTAAAGTTACCATCATCATTATAAATAGATAAAAACGAAAAGCGTTTGAATATAAATGTATTTATAATGGGCAATTGAAACAAAAAGTATAATATAGCTACTAATACTGGTACTTGAAAATCTGTTATTAAATCATCATAATATTCCGATTGTTTTTTGTCATTTTCATGTTTTTGAAGTTTTTTATCATTAAAATCTTCATAATCACGGACATAATCTGGAGAACTTTTCTTAGGGATATAATTAGGTTGGACTTCTTTATCTTGTGAATATTGTGTAGTATCATGATGAATATGCCTAGATGGTAACCTCTGTTGTTGTTGTGGCATTATCATTTCACGTTGTTCTTCGGAAAGATATTGAGGAACCTGTTGTGTAGCCATTGAATTCATTTGTTCTTGTTGTACAGATTCTACCTGTTCTGGCATTTTCATAATAGGGTTTTGATCAGAAACTCCATAAGGATTTGGGTGTGTATTTAATGGTATATAGTTAGTTGTTTGCTCTGGTTGTTGATTAATATGTTGAATATTCTGTGTATAACTCGTTTGTTGTTGTGGTAAATTATTATTTATGGAATCAGGTAAATCCGCAATACGAGTTATTGTATTTTCCATTTACTATACAATATAAGATAACAAAGATTATATAGTTTTACGAATATGATAATTATTCAGTAATTTTATCAGTAGGTTCAGATACTTCTATTATTCTTTTTGTTTTATCACATTTAGTTGATATACTTTCATATTTATAACATTTATCATTATGCTTAAATATTTTATCTTCTATGTTACTAATCACTGGTCCATTAAATTTTATACAATTTTTATCTGTACAAACTTTTCTAAATAAACTTGCTAAACCCAAGCCTAAAAGTATCGATATAAAAGTTTGTCCTAATTCTGTATGTAATAAACGTTGTAAATTCATAATATTATACACTAATGCGATATAAATAATTATACTAGAGAATTATTATCATCTTCTAATTCTATTTTTAAATCATCATTATTCGAGAATTCATCTCCACTCTGTGACGAGTCTATATCATCATCATCCTCAAATATACTTGACAATCTTGACATAAACCCTCTCTTACGGTTATTCACTAATTTTAAATCAGTATTATTTTCATATTCATCATTATCATTACTATTATCTTGATTTTTATTTTTACTATCATTTTTTTTAATAGTCCAGCGATTATCTAAATATTTTTGAGTAACTTTTAATTTATTCTCTAGTTTTCTACATTGTTCTCTTAATGCATATTTATTCGGGTTTCTAATACGATCATATGAAACTCCTATTAACTTACTGTTTGGTTTAACATATACTGGTGGTGCTAATTCGTATTTATTTATCCACCCTGTATTTTTATGATGAACATTTCGTTTATATACATATAAATCTTCCATATCAGATAATATATCATATATCAAATCAGTTGTATCTTCAGGCCTACATCTACTCTTTATCTTTTCATATTCATTAAATTTTTCATCTAAAAATTTCTTGCCATTATGTTCTCTATATTTTCGATCTATTGAAATCATTTTGAAAATATCTATACTGATTCGGTAATATTCTTTATGTGTAGCTAATTCAGTTTCCATTTTATCTTGATATTGCATAAATATTTCAATTCCTGTAATTATTCCACACAATAATGATATTCCACTACTAATAATTGAAATAACCTCTTGTTTTAGATGTTCTTGAAGTCCAACTGATGCAAATGTATTTATTGCACTAAATGTAATTATTGGAATTCTATACCATTTTATAGCTCTTTTACATGTATGATATTTGTATTTATGAAATTCACTTAATTGAGAACAATTAATTCTTAAATGATCCAATACACGTTCAATATTAAGAGTCCAAGTTTTTTCTATTGGTGTTGTATTGTTAATTACATCATCAGTATCCGTTCGTTTTTTATGTTTTTCGCTAATATCAGACATTTATATTGGAAATATATTTTTTGTACATGTTATTTACATAAATAACATACAAATTAATTACTATGATTGTATTGGGATTTGTGTAATTTCTTCAATATTGGAAGGACACTTTACTTCTTTTTCTTTAAATTGAAAACATGTATCTGTTTTATCCTTATATTGCAAGATATCTATATTTTCTGGAGTTGGATATACATATATTTTACGCGTGTCAGGCATGGTAATATAAACAGCAAATAAACCTAACGCTAAACTAATTAGAAAAATTTTTAACTTTATATAATTAAACAATCCCATTATAATATATAAAAACAATAGAAAATATAAATTATATATTTTTATTTATACGGAATTTACATATATAGATTCTATTGGCGTATTACTATTTTGCGTTTCAACGCAAATAACCGCTGCTGTTTCTACAACGCATGTGGTTTCATCTGGTCTTACTAAGATTGCTTGGGGTAATTCTTCTGTATCATTTATTGGTGTATTATTATCAACTATTATTTTATTGCTACTTAAATTCATATTTATTATTTTGTGTCTTGATTTATAAATTATTGATACTACTAATATTAATAATATTACTATAAATATTATTGTATTGTTATTATTAGATTCATTCACTTTATTTATCATCATTTCATTTACTGTAGGAACCGATGTTGGATATCTAGTTGGATATGATACTGGTGCTCTTGTTGGTCGTATTGTAGGTCTTGATGTCATTGGTGCCGCCGATGTTGGATATCCTGTAGGATAACTATCTTCTTGAAAATATGTTGGTTGAAACGTTGGTGTCATCTCTTTCGTATTTATTAACTTTATAATTATTGTTCATTATTATAATTATAAAATATGCAATTTTTTATTACTTTTTTGTCTTCTTTTTCTTCTTCTTTGTAGTTTTCTTTACCTTCTCCTCTACTTCAGCATCATCACCTTCAATATATTTCATAATATCAGGATGAATATATGACCTTTCTTGTGCAGAAGCACCATCTAATTTAAAAATAAATTGACTAGACTTATCTGATGATTCCAATGAAAATTTAGCTGCTAGTTTTTCCTGTTCCTCAATTTGTTTTTGAACTATTGCTGCTTGAATACGTGCTTTTTCTAACTCTTTTTCACGTTTTGCATTCATACGTTTTTTCATATCTTCTTTCATTGTAGCTGATTTTGTCATACGGTCTATCGCATTGGTATCAATTTTCATATTTTTACCCAAACCACCCATTCCTTTTGCTAGTTTTGAAATCATTTCATTTAGTTCAGCTCCACCTGCTGAATTTTTCATTTTTCCTAACAAGTCTCCTGCTTCTTTCATCAGCTCTTCTTTTGATATTTCGCCACTTTTCATTTTGGAATCTAACTTACCTCCTACTTTTTTCATTAAACCCATTATCTTTGCTGGATTTTTCATTAATTTTTTTATAACGTCCTGTGGATTTGCGTTATCATCTGTTTCTCCAATTATATCAGAAAATTCACCTGATATTTCTTCTGCCATTTCTTTCGCTAATGAACCTATTTTTCCATTAAATAATGTGTTTAAATGTTCTTTCATATTTTCCATATCAGGCATCCCTTCCATATTAAATGGCATAGACGATTGCTTTTCATTTGATTCACTATCAGAATTGCTGTTATCCATATTTTTAAAAAAATCTGTTAATCCAGACATAGTTTCTCCTAATTTATCTTGTAATTCTTTTTCATCTATTCCTTCAAACATATTCATTGAATCACCAAATGAACTTTTATCTGTAACACCATTTACTATAGTAAATAACAACAACTGTAAATATTTCCAAATTGTTTTTCTAATACTATCTGTAACACCTTCAGAATTATATAATTTTTTAAAATCTACATTTGGTAAAAAAAATGTATTATTTTCACTGTCATTATTAAATATATCTTCATTTTGATATAAAATATCAAAAAATCTTTCTGGATATATTTTCATGCAGTATAAATACAAGTCTTTTATATCTTTGTCATCCATACTTGATGTCAAATGTTGCCATAGATTACTATACTCAGGAAATGTAACGCTAAGATCCTTTGTAAAATCATTTACAACTGTTATAAAATTATTAGGTATTTCAATTGAAGTATCCATTATATATTATGAATATAATCTATTTAATTACTTTTTAATAATTATAATTTATTTATAGTTTGTTGCATTGAATTTAATAACATTTCATTGTTTAACTTTTTTATATATATCACCACCATTATAATGTGAAGAACGCTTTAGAACTGGTTTGGGTAAATATATTTTATCTACATCTTTAATATTTTCAGAATAAAATTTATGTAATTCCGCCGTATTATCCGTATCTGATTTATCTATCTTCAAATTACTTATATTGTTCTTAAACATTGTATTTAAAATATCCATGTATATATTTATATATCTTATTTTTATTCAATTTTACTGGTTTTATTCAAAAATATATAAAATTGCATGACTTTATAATAAGTAATATAATATAACTTCTATTTGAAAACCATTATTCAAAAACTATTATAATTATGAGCACAATTCAAATTTATATTCCACGCATTTTAGGTTCTGTTAATAAAAACGATATTATTAACGTATTTAAAACTATGGAAATTGGTAAAATTAAAGATATTGATTTACACTATAAAATCAATGAAAATAAAAATGCTTATTATTTCGCGTTTATTACACTTGAACTTTATAATACTGAAAGAGCAGACGTATTTAATAAAAGTCTAAACAACTATGGAAAAATTAGACTTCTTTATAATGAAAACAACGCACAATACTGGGAAATTAAATTACATATGGACAAAACCACAAGAGAACCGAATAAAAATTATGGTATGGTCCCTTATTACAGATATAGCACATTAACATATGATTTTTGTATTAAAAAGAATATGCTGAATTTTAGCTATAATATGTGGGAAAGTAGTTTATTTCATATACCTAGTGAAATTATTACATTATAATTTTTGTAACTTAACATAATTAGAAAATCTTTTTTATATTAATAATGTATAACAAAATAATAATATGGATTTATCATTGAATCTAGAAAAATTAAAGAATAGATTTAAAAGTTTATTATTATTAAGAAATGATATTAATAAGAAAAAAAATAGTGTAAATGACAAAATTACACATTTAAAAAACGTATATGGTGATTTATCTAAGACTACAACAAAAAAGGCCTTTTTATTTAGTTTAGATTCTTTCTTTTTTCAATATAAATTGTTTTCTGTTGAACTAGACAATATTAATAAATTTAGAATTTTATTAAATAATAGAATGTACTGTGATTATTATAAATTGCATGTATTAATCACTAATTATATTAAAGAGAATAAGATTGATTTAAAAGCAGAACATATAGAATTTAGAGCTTTTCCCATATATAAAGATTTAGAACCTTTCCAAGAATATAATTTAGATGACATTAGGTCAATTCATATAGATATTATGGAGCATATTAATCATCTTAATGAATGTTATGAATCTAACAAAGAACACATACTTAATTACAATAAAGAAAATAGAATTGGATTTTCAATATCGAATTTATTAAATACTATGGAACATGAAAACATGGTTTTAAAACAACAAGTAACTTTGTTTATTAATTATTTATCATTTTTTCATATTGCTCAAAGCAAACATTTAAAGAAATTATTAAATATACTTAATACATTTGATGAGGATATTGAAGAGAATTTAAATTCTGATCATACCTTTTCAGTAGATGATGTTGATGACGCTGACCCATTAAGTCAATATGATTATCAACATGATATTGAAAATGACCCCAAATTATATGAAATTCAAGAGGATGAACATTATATTATAGAAGAAAATGAGTCACATAAAGAAAATGATTTACACAAAGAAGATGTTGATGTTGGTAACATTACTTTAATACCTGATATTTCTAATTCCGAACAAGATAATAATGAATCTATCAGTAAAACAAATACAGATGAAAATTAATTAATTTGTGTTATTGATATAAAAAATTAAATAACTATAAAATATATAAATTGTTATTTAATGGAAAACGATGCTAATAACTTAGAAAAAACACACAATGATTTAGATACAAATGATGGAAAACGTAGTGTTACACCTGTTAATGGAAAATCTAAAGAAAGCAAAATTATTTGGTCACCAGATAATGAAAAAATATTAATTGAATGGTGTGATGTCGCACAATGTTATAAATGGTTAAATTTAAGATGTCACTCAAAATTATCTAGCACACACGCGTGGTTTACTATACCAGCTATTACATTATCAACAATTACTGGTACTGCTTCTTTTGCTCAAAGCACATTACCTCCAGAATTACAAGGTTATGCTCCTGCTGTTATTGGCACTATTAATATTTTTGTTGGTATATTGACTACAATTCAACAATATTTAAAAATATCTGAGAAAAACGAATCTCATAGAGTTTCTGCTATATCATGGGATAAATTTGCTAGAAATATTAGAATTGAATTAGCAAAAACACCTCAAGAACGTGATGGTGCTGGTCATTTTATTAAAGCTGCTAGACAAGAATTTGACCGTTTAATGGAAACTAGCCCTGCTATTGATGATACTACAATTAAGGAGTTTTATAATAAATTTCAAGGCGAACCAAATACTAAAAAAAGAGAAAGATTTAACCAATTGAAAAAACCTGATATATGTGATACTATTATTAGTGCTGAAGAAACTAGAAATAGATGGTTTGAAGAAGACCCAGATGCTGGTGATGATATTGATATATCCGCAGTTAAAGAAAGAGACAACTTCATTGTAATGCAACAAAAACTATTAATAGCAAGGGAGGAAGAAATTAGAAAACAACACCAACAACAAGAAGATGCTGAAAATGCTAGATTACAAGAAATTGAAGATACCGCTAGACGAATTAAAGAAGAAGAAGATGAATATAACCTACATGTTGAGAAAATTATTTCATATATTAATGGATATCAGGAAGTTTATAATAGAAAACCAGATGTTGATGATATTATTAATAATTTCAAAGACCAAATTGATAAAAATGTATTAAATAAATTTACTGATGGTTATATGTCTTAATAAGTTACTATACTAATTATATTATATTAACTTATAAACATGAATACATACCTATATCTTTTACTGACCAAAATTCAATATCATTTTGTGTAAATCGAATACACGAAGTATTAGTTATCAATTTTACTTCTTGTTTCGTAAAATCTTGATGAAATATATAATTCGCATCTTTTGTAAAAAGACAATATCTTTTATTATTTGTAGAACTTGATATTAAACTTCTTCGTGAGAATATCTGTGTAAGACCAAATATTTCATCATCTATTTTATCATTTATTAATGTAATTGATAATTTATTATTATCTTGCACGTTTATATATTTATCTCCTTCTTCTCCACATAGATATACAACTATTGGATATTCTATTGCTTCTTCATTTTCATATATTTCTCTTAATTTTAAATTCTTTAAAAATAATTCGATTATATTATTATTTATTTGAATATTATTTGAATGTCCATTGTTTATTATTTCATCTACAATAACCCACGAATATTCATCTGTTGGTATATCAATATCAATATTTGATACTTCAATAAACATATAAAATTCATTATTTAATTCAACATATCCATCATAAATGTCTTCTATTAATTCAGCATCTATATTAAAATTTTCATTTAAATATTTATAATTTTGTTTTAATAAATACATTTCTTCTGACAAATCTGTTATCGTTATATCATCATTATCTATTACTGGTATTGTATTATCTTCTTCACTTATATCACTTTCTGTATCTATATCAGATTCATTATCATTTATTATTTCATTTGGAAATGATAGTATATCATTTTTTCCTTTTACTAAAAAATTTAAATATGGTAAATGAGTATCATCACGAATATTATATAACACATAATTTACTACCTTTTCTTGAATATTTATAGGTAATTCTTTATCTAATACATTATTTGATAAATACTTATATGATGGTTGATGTAAAACATTATCTCTCATTGTTTCATCTTTAATTTCCATATTTTCTTCTTTTTCTGGTATTTCTATATCATAACTTATAGTTGCATCCATTTTTTTATTCATAAATTTTTCACTTATATAGTTATCTATATCAATATCATGATGAATCATATTTATATACTGTATAATGATAATATTTTTCCATTTATAACAAATTATAAACAATATAAAGGTATTATATTATTTACTACATAGAACCTATTACTAGTTCCAGTGTATTTATACATACTTCTAAATGATTGATGACGCTATTAACGAGACTACTAACTATGTAGATGATAATTTTTCACATGTTACGGATGATACCGAAAGTGTATTTAGTGAGGTTAAAGTTAAACCTCAACGTAAGCGAAAAATTAACAAACTTTATGAAGAAATTAAATCACATGACCCTAATTATCACAAAATTTCTCATCTAGAAAAAATTAATCCTAATGATAAAACTAAAACCAAAACAAAAACTGAATTTTATTCTACATCATTTATTCCTGGTTCATATATTAGAGACGCAATGACTGGATCTCGAACACATTATCGTGTTGGGTCATGGCATGAAGACCTATTCTTTAAAGTTAGAGATGCTTCACTCATTAATTTATCAGAACCTGTATCTTTATATTATGATTCGCCTGAACAATATGAAAGACATTTACATGTAAATGTTTCCACTGAAAGCAAAACTGTTTGGACTAATAAATTTGCCCAAGCGCGAGCAAGATTAGAAGCTGTAAATGTTTAGGAATAATTAAAAAAACAATGTATATAAAGTTATATATAATACATAATAAAAATGAATAAAGACCCTGTTTCATGGATACATTACGCATTAATTACAATTACAGCATCAGTGTTAGCATATGTAACTATTGCTGACCCATCTGAAAATGAAACATCTAGTGCTGTTGATATGTTACCAGAACTATATGATAAAAATAATGATATATCGGAAATTCAAGAAGAAGAACAACCTATGGAAATTCAAGAAGAAGAACAACCTATGGAAATTCAAGAAGAAGAACAACCTATGGAAATTCAAGAAGAAGAACAACCTATGGAAATTCAAGAAGAAGAACAACCTATAGAAATTCAACCTGAAGAACAACCCATGGAAACTACAAATAAAGAAATACCAGAAGCAATCTCACAACCAGTATATAGAGGTGGAAAATTGAAAAAAACAAAAAATAATTACAATAACATAAAAAGAAATAGAACCCGGAATAAACGTAATTAAAGTATAATTATTTATTATAACAAATAATTATGCAAGATAATATACATGTATGTTATGATTTAAATGATATTAAAAATATAATAAACTTGTTATCTGATCCTATCTATACTATATATATATCATTTGGTAGTAAAATTACAATAAATACTGCTTTTAAAAATAATTCTATTTATCAATTATTACCAGATCATTTAAATACTACTAATAAATTAATAATATCTATATCTATTGATAATTACGATAATAATGAAATTAATTATACATCTAAAATGATTAGTAATGTTTTTACAAATAACATCCAATTCATTTTATTAAATAATTATATTAATCCGTTTTTATTAAAAGACTTTATACCATATATCTTAACAGTTTCACAAAACAATAGTATTAATGTAAATAATTTTATGATATGTAATTTTATTAAATTTAAAAATAATCCTAATAATGTTGAAATATTAAATACAGATAAAATACCATCTACTACTAGTTCTTTATTAAAAAACACAAAATATTATAATAATTTTTATGAATGGTTTGGCTACAATACCTATTTTCATAATTATATTTATAATTATAATTATTATAAACTTTATAGAGGTGGCTATTCGCCTTTAAATTTACTTAAAGATTCATTGAATACTTTTAAGTATGATGATGACTACAAAATAGTTTTAAAAAATTCAAATACTATTAATTTTTGGAAATATATATATGACTTTACATTTACAAATGATAAATTTAACTCTGTGTATGATGATTTATATGAACAAAATAAGATTATTATAGATGACCTATATTAATAATATCCTATTTTACAAATTATAACTCTTTACACCTAATAAAAAATTCTTTTAATTCTTCTTTATTTGAATTATTATGTATCTCATCAGGTATATAACTATCATTACCTTTCTGATAACATAATATTGCTGGAATACCTTGAAACATTTTTTTCTTCTTTAAAAATGCGAATACATCTAAATTTTCATCTATATCTATTATCGCACATTGAACATTATTTGGCATACTATTAAATTCTTTTTTTACATCATCTTCTATTATTTTACATGGCTTACACCAGTCCGCACCAAATTTAACAAAAAATAATCCTGGATTTTCTTTTAATAGTTCTGAATATTCTTCACGAGATTTTATTTCAGTAATTATTGGCAACATTACTATATATTATTATAATTAGTTTATTTATCTTATTTTTCGTTAATACTATTCAAAGATTATAAATTATAATTATATATATGTCACTACACGAACACAATTTAAATATTCACATGTATTCTCTAGATGAAGTTTTATCATTATTTAATTTAACTTATGATATAAGCTATGAAGATTTAAAACGAGCAAAAAAAACTGTTTTAATGACACACCCAGATAAATCTAAACTTAAAAGTGAATATTTTTTATTCTACAAACAAGCTTTTGATATCATTGTTAAATTTTATGATAACCAAAATAAACAAAAACAATCAATTAACCCACAAAACACTGTATATAGCACTGAGAATCAAGATAATTCTAAACAAATATCATCAGCTATAAACGACATTAATAAAAAAGAATTTCATAACCAATTTAATGACCTTTTTGAAAAAAATATGGTTAAAAAAATAGATACTACACGTAACGAGTGGTTTAAAAATGATGAATCTAGGTTTAATACAAATGTTCAGGTGAATTCTAGTAATATGGGTCAAGTTTTTAATACATTCAAAGACCAACAAACTGGTATTGTTAAATATAAAGGTGTTGAAAATTTAACTTCTAATACTGGATCAAATAACTATTATGATGATGATGATGATGATGATTCATATGTTATTAGCGACCCTTTTAGTAAATTAAAATTTGATGATTTACGAAAAGTTCATAAAGATGAAACTGTTTTTTCGGTTAGCGAACGAGACTATAAAAATATTCCAAAATATTCTTCAGTCGACCATTTTGTTCGTGAAAGAGGAAAACAATCTACCGCACCTATGGAACAAATTGAAGCTGAACGTATGTTAGCACAACAAGATAAGACTTATAGAACTAAAATGATGAAAAAAGAATATAACTCTAATCTACAAACTATGGAATACAGTGAAAAAAATAAAAATATATTATCGAAATTTTTACAAATAAAAAATTAAATTTGTGGAATATACCATTTTTTTTCCATATCTAACATTAATTTTGTATAATCTAAATTTGCGTTTTCTATATCACTGTAATTAGCATATTGTGTTACGGTTGGAGGTGTTATCATATACCAAAAATATTGATATTGTAATTTTTGCCAATACATATCTAAAGCATAAATCTTTTTATTTTCAGCACTTGAGTCTTTTTTTAATTCAGATACACTTTCTTTAAAATTTTCCAATAAAATATCATACATCGATTCTTTTACTATATACCCTGTTGTTGTACGGCAATAAAATACACGAGCACAATAACTTTCGATTTGTTGATATGGAGGTGCATTATTACCACCAATTACTAAAATATCCCACTCTATTTTCTTATTGTTATTAAATTTTTCTAGATTTTCTTTAAATAATTCTGGATTTGTAAATTCTATATCATCTTCACAAATAAATACTTGTTTATATTTTCTTTCTTTTGCTATTTCTAAACATTTTATATGACTTTCAGTACAACCTATAGCTCCTATTGTATTTTTTATAGCATCAAATCGTTCAGCTGATATATTCATCTTTCTAAATTCATTTAATGCATGTTCTAGTCTATCTTTTCTTGTTTCCAAGTTTATAAATAATGTGTGTTTTAATAAATCCATTAATATAATAACTATTATTTTTATTTTATACTCTTTTTCTTTCTAAAATAATTCTTATATTATTTTAGAATATCTATTTATTTACTTGCGAGATTTACGAGTTCCACGTTTCTTGCGGCTTTCGTTCTTCTTTACGAATCCAAATGTTCCCTTCTTTGTTAAAAAACCTGCATTTACCAAACGGTTGTTCTTCTTTGCACTCTTGTGCTTACGTCTGGATACAATACGTCCGTGCTTGTTCTTTATTAAATCTTTCTTTTCTAATCCACCAGTGGTCTTATCGGCATTTCCATGCCATACTTGAGCTCTAGAACCTACAGTCATTTATATATATATAATATACTTTATTCTTACTAAATTAGTTTTTATTTTCTTCTAAAACTCCTTTATTTTCTATATTCAGTTCTTTATCTTCTATTGGTTTTGTGATTACTTCTGGTTCTATTGTTTCTTTTTCAATATTTCCCTTTTCTAATTTTTCTATTCTATTTGTTAATTCAATTATTAATAAACGAAGAGAATATATCTCTGATTTTTGAACTGCTAACATTTCATTTATATCATCACTTGGTAATGTCCAAGTTACTGATTTTTTGTCTTTTGTTTCTGATTGCAATTCAATCGAATCTATTTTTATATTATTATTGTTATCTATATTTAATTTTGGTGTTGTTGTTGGATACCCAAATGTTGTTTCTTTAAATATTTTTTCACGATTTTCTAGCTCTCTCTTTACTAATTCATCCATACTTGTCAATGGACTATCTGTTTCTTTTTCACGAAAATCTATCTCTTTTGGGATTTCTCTTTTAAACATATTATTATACTCTTCTTGACGAGCATTAAATTCATTATTATAAATATCCACTTTATTATCTTTTACTATTTCTGGTGTTTGAATCATATTTTGTTCTAATACAGGTTTTGAAATTCTTTTACTTTTAATACTGTTTATCATATATGACAATACTTCTTTATTTATATTATTCAATTCATTCGCATTTGGTATTGATGTATTTTTATATTTTTCATAACATATTTGCATTGATTGTTTAAACCAGTTTTCTTTTGATGAAGGCGATTGACTTACAAAATGATTTATTATGTATGGATTATTATTTATTATATTCCATAATATTTTTTGATTTTCTTTGTGAATTAATAAAGCCATTATATAAATAATTTTTTAGTATTTATATAAGTTATTTTTAATATTATAAAATTACATGTTAAATTTCATATCAGAACGTTCTTTAAAATTTTGTTTCTTGGAACGGTTACCTAAAAATTTAAAATAACGATTCGCTAGATTAAATCGCGAAGTAACATTTTTAGCATTTGGATAAAGTGTTGATTTATGTTTTTTCATTGCTTCTAGACGAACTTTCATTATCATACCTACCTGCCATATTCGTTTGTGTGGATATTTTTTTGATTTATATAAACATTCTAATTTTTTTATAGTTGTTTCAACATCTTGAACTGTAGTATATTTTATAGGGATTGTATCACTTGGATCTTTATCGATATATACATCAAACGATTTTTTTGGATTATTTGGATTGTATAAGAAACGCCTAGTTTTATTATTTTTTCCACCTTGTTTTGATTTTGTTTTACAATATTTGTACGGAGCACAAGACGACCTCATAGAATAACCGTTTATCCCTTCTAAACACCGTTTTTGTGTAAATCGTCTCGGAAGACTAAATATTTTCTTATCTTTTCGAATACATTTTTTATGTGTTTTACTTTTACAACAATTTATCATATACTTTAATATCTATTTATATTTTTATTTTTTTGGTTTCCTTTTTTCTGTCTTGTTTCTTTTCATTTTACGTCTTTTTGTCTTCTTTTTCTTTTTACCACCTAATTTAGATTCTTCATCTTGTTCTTCAACTACCTTAGGACTAAATACTTGTTCTATCTTTTTTGATTTTAAAAAATCGTGAATATTTTTCTTTTGGTCTTCTAAGGTCTGATCTTTGGGATTTTTTTTTGTACTCGCCCATTGAATATATTTCATTAATTCATTTAAATATAAATCTACTTGATCGCGTGTTTCAAATGGCGCATTATTTGTATCAAAATTTATTTTTATATCTCCGACACGAAATCCTTTACGATTTTTTACACTTGTTGGATAAATGCTGGTAATTACGTTTACATTATTTTCATTATTTTCAGATACTATTGGAGTATTCATTCTATACAAGTTATATTATAATAATATTTTATTCCTTAAAATAAATTTTACGAAATTTGTGTATATAATCATCCGATAAGCGTTCTTTTTTAAATAAATCTATCTTTTCTTCTAACGATTCTATACCTATATTATTTATTTTACTAGATAACATTGTTATTAAAAAAAATAAACAATACATTCCACATTCTGTATTTTTACGTTGATGAATAATTCTATTATTATATTCCTTCAACACTATTGGTTCTGTTAAGTTTAAACATTGAGATTTTATGTGATTTATTAAGATTTTTATTTCTTCTGGAGGATTTCTTCCAGTACTATCAAAATAATAGATAAATTTATCATCTAAATCTACATATAACGCAACCCAATGGGTTCCATCTTCATCCCATTTGGCTAAATTAAATACCATTCCTAATTTTGTTTTACCATTTTTTTGATGATTTTTTATACTTAAATTTATGTTTTTTATTTTATTATCTTTACTACATAGTTCTTCTACTTTATCGCAACTATTTGGATGCTTAAAATCTATTGCTGATGTATCTACCGCATAAAACTTTTTATATGATTCACTATATTTTTCCAAAACATTATCAATATCATTATTTGATAACCAAGTATATGGATTCATCTTCCAACTATAAGGCTCCATTGGTCTATCCATAAACAACCTTAATTTTTCTTTTATTTCTTCATCTTCTATTACATTTAACCAACATTCTTCATTTGAACAATTATATAATCTTTCCTTTAATCCTTTCCAAATTAAACGAGGCTTTGTAGCATATATCATATTTTCAGGATAATTACTATTATATGATTCCTTTAGTATTTCTAAAACTTCTAATGGAAGACAGCTTCCTCTTACTATTTTCTTTTTCTTATTATCTGGATGACAATTTAATCTTATTTTACTTTTCAATGTTTTATTTCTAATTGAATTATTATTCTTTCTTGTTGTCATTTTATTGTATATTATAGTATTATAATTTGTTATCTCATTTTTTTGTTATTATATTTCCCCAAATTGAAGTTATTTCTTTAGACTTTTTTAAACTTTCATCTTCTGAACTATCCATATCATTAAATAATATATCATCTTCATCTTTTTCTATTCCTTTCTCTTCTATATCTTTCATTTTAAAATAACGAAATAATGTTTTTATATAGTCATCAAATGATTCATCTACATCATTTGTTATCTCTAATTCGAAATTTTCTAATTTTTTTCTAGTTAATTCTAATATTCTTATTTTATATTTTTCCATCAATTTATTTTTCTTCTTTTCTTTATTATGTTGTTCTGGGTTTGTTTTAGCCATATATTTATTTTTTTGTGATTTGTTCATCATACAATCTAGTGTTACACCATATAAATAATCATTTACCACCAAATTATTTTCTTCGTCATCACTCATTTATATACTATTATTAATTATATTTATACTTTATTTTCAGATAATATATTGCAATATAATATAATAACAATGTCAACTTTAGTATTAGGTGGTCCTTATAATGGACATTCTGGAAAACAAACTGTTAATGTTAAACGTGATAGCGAAAATGCTTCTACTAGACGTATATTACGCGATTCATGGAATGGAGAACAAGCAAGTGGAACAGTTAATAACAATAAACGTATTATCACACCATTTAGAGCTACTACTAATTTAGGTGATTTCTTATCTCGTCAAAATTATGTATGTGGTGGCTCCAACCAAGTTCAAAGAAAAAATGGTGGTACTATGATTATGACTTGCGATTCTACTGGAGTTCCTGGATTCTCTGGTAACTCTAAATTCGTTGCTGATTCATCTGATTACGCACGTTTTAAGAAACAGCGCGCAATGAACATTAATTATAACGACGAAGCGCATTAATTATTCAAGACCATAATAATGTCTATAAATATGTATATATATATTTATAAACTATGTTTAAAAAAATGTTTAGTATTGAGAACATTAACAACTCTACTTCATACATGGAAAAGGCCATGCCATTAAAAGATAACACTAGTAATAATGATACTCAATTTCAAACTGATAGAAAACAATTTATTGAAACTATACCACAAATGACACATCCCGAAAATAAATGGATTGGAGGTACTAGAGACGCTTCTGATGTTGCTAGACGAAGACGTGTAAGCGCATCTAAAAGCACTATTAATCCATACCTTACTACTATGTCTTTTTCTAATATAAACGATACAAATACTAGAAATTCCGCGTTAAATAGAGTTAGATCTGGGGGGTCAGTTGTTCCACCTAAAAAAAACGCTTATTAATTTATACTAGATGGAACCTATTTCTTTATTTACTATGTATATTTGCTGGGTCGTTATAGGAAGTATTATTATTTACTCAGTCTAATTATTACAATTTTTTTTTTTCGTCAGTTAAACTATAAAGATTAAATGTATAATTATTTAGCTGAATTTTTCGCTACCACTCTTTTTGTATATATTATTTTGGCTACTGGAAATCCTCTAGCTATAGCAGCAGCATTAGCTCTTATTATTATTTTAATTGAACCTATATCTGGAGCACACCTTAATCCTGCTGTAACTGTAGTTATGGCAGCTATTGGTAAATTACCATCCACTGAAGTTGTTTCTTACGCATTAGCACAAATTTTTGGTGGATTAGTAGCAATTGAACTATACAAACGATATAAATTATAAAATTGCATGTTTAAATTTAATACTTTATCTTGTAAAATATTAAATTTAAAATATAACTATCATGACTACTCCCAATGAAAGAATACTATTAGAAAGTGAAAAAATGTTATTAGAAGAAAATAATAATTTAAAACTAAAAATTAATTCTCTTAATAAAATTATTAAACAATTGAATAATAAAATTCATGTTCAAGATGAAATTATCGACGATAATGAGTTTGAATTAAATGAATTAGATAAACTACATGGGTCAAAATGTATGTGGCTACAACAAAAATATAATGAAGATGTACACATAAACAATTTTAATAATTGTTTATGTAGTAATTGTGCTCCTGATATATGCGATAGAAGAGCAAACGGATATAATAATTTGCCTGATATGTCAGGTAATAATAAATATAACTTTTGGAATTTATTTTTACAATAAAAAATAATGTAATCTATAATTATTTTTATATTTTATTGCTCGGTATCATATTCTTTTATATCTTCATTACCTATTAAAATACTATTTATTATATCTTCTTGTTCTTCCAGAACATCTTTTTTTTTATTAGAACAACTTGTTGTACCCACATAAAAACACATTACCAAACAACATAATAATATAAACAATAATACTATTAATGCTAATGAATTAATCAAATCTTTTATATTACTTGACATTTCTTATATATTTATTAATATTTACATTTTTTTTTCAATTTTGTCGTATTATATTATACCCTACTCTCGAATATACTTTTTTTATTTTCTTCTTTATTATCTATTTTATCATTAAAAAAATAATTTATACCCAGGTTATAACACATTATTAAAGATAAAAATATAAGTGAGAATATTACTACTGCACATATTATATATAAAACTCTTGTAATATAATTTGCCATTTTATATAATATATATTTACTCCATATTTATATAAAATTGCATTACTTTTTATTTATTATTAGTAATTAACTTAAAACTACCAAGATGAATTTTAATAATTTTAAACAAGTTACCAAAAAATGTCCATTTGATATGAGATGGTATATTGGTAAATTTATAAACATTGATGAGGATATTATGGATTATATCACTACACCATCATTTTTAGAATATAACCTTAAAGCACTTCCACAGCCTACTTTAATTAAATTATTCATTAGAGCTATTTATAACAAATTTAAAAGTTCAAAATTTACTCCTACTGGGTTTGGAACTGGCAAAAGCAAACACAGTAACTTGAATAACAATGCTAATTCAGAAGTTGATAGTCCTATATTACAATTTATTACTATAAATTTAGATACAATTTATTATGGTTTTCGTAATAAACCAGGAGTTGATCAAGATACACCCAAATATACATACAATGTTAATACAGAGTATTATTATAACAGCACATCATATTCCTTAAAGTATGTTCCTACTGAAAATCATAATTCACTTACTAATCATATTTATGTTGATGATTTCGCTAGGTTAATTCGTCGGTTTAGTCACCTTGGTGAAAAAACAACAACACAATATAATGGCTATAAACATATTGTTAAAAAAGGGATTGCTAGTTGGAGATATAAGATTTTATATGAATTTGGTGTTATTCTTAAATTTTTAGGGAATAAATATAGAAAAATTAACAATCAATTAAAACAAACTAAATTACAGGAAAAAAACCAATTATTATGGATAAAAAAACAGGCTAAACTGCAAAAGATTCAGGCTAAAGAACAGGCTAAACAGCAAAAGATTCAGGCTAAAGAACAGGCTAAACAGCAAAAGATTCAGGCTAAAGAACAGGCTAAACTGCAAAAGATTCAAGAGAAAGAACAAGCTAAACTGCAAAAGATTCAAGAGAAAGAACAGGCTAAACTGCAAAAGATTCAAGAGAAAGAACAGGCTAAAAGAGAAAGAGCGGAAAACAAGTTGAAGCTTAAACAAGAATTATTTATTATGAGAAAAGAGGATAAACGTAGCCATAAAATGTAAAGTAATTTAATTAACACATTTTTTAATTATTTTATGTAATAACTTAAACATAAAATATAAAATAATTATATACAATGAGTATTCAGAAAATGTTTTTTTCTATGTTAATTATCACAGGTTTTGCTGGTATTTTATCTCAAGAAGTTACCACTGATTATCCTACATTGCCATCTATGTGGGTTGCCGAAACAATTGAACCTGGAGCTCCCGGAGGAGGTAAAGGTATTGAATCATATATGTTTGTAGAAACACCATCAGATGATAAACCAAGTGCTATGTGGAGTAATTATACAGGTTGCCAACGTTTAATTTATGTTCCACATACAAGTAATGCTAAACGATATTTACTAGGGTGCGATGCGGTTAATTGTTGTTGGGAAGAACAAAACGGAAATCAAGTTCAATTTCAAATTCCAAACGTACATTATTCTAATCCTACAAAAAAGGTTGATGTTTATTGGAGAAATGCTAATGTTACTAATTTTGGTAAGACTATAGAAGCAGATGAATGGAGTTGGTCTTGGACTGTAAAAGATAAACTTTCACAAGATTGGAGAGCATATACGCTTCCTTGTGAAATGTGTGTAAATGGCATTGAACTAATACAATGGCAAAGTAGAGCAATGGGTTCTGAATGGTTTTCTGTTCAATTTAAAAATTACCATGGTATCGACCCTAATACTGATGAAGGAGAAAGATTTAAAGATAGTTTTTCTATTCCTCAAATTTGTCAAAAAAACAATTTACTTAAGTGTCCTTCGGGATTACATGATAAATATTTTGAAAATAATATGTGTTGTTCTAGTTGTCCCAGTGGAACTGAAAAATATTATAGTATTCCACTATTTCCTAAAAATAGATGTGGTGAAAGTTGTATCGACCCGAAAGATTATAACAAATATCATGTATTTGAACCACAACTAACTAAAGCTGATACTAATACCCCTTGTTTGGACAAAGGATATACTTATTATACTACCGAACAACATGGATTTGGTCCTGTTAAAATTGGTGTTGATCTATATAAAATGGACCAGATTGAAATTAATTCAAGTATTACTCCAGTTGATACATTAGATTTAAATATGTATTATGGAAGATGGTATCAAGTATATGAAGATAAATTTGATATGGCTTTTCAAGGTAAAGGCACTTGTGCGGTTGCTGATTATGGTTTAAATAATAATAACATTAGTGTTTTAAATAGTCAAATTAATACAAACGGTAAAGTTTCACAAATTAAGGGTTATGCGTTTTATCAAAACGATGATATTGGTGGTAAATTGACTGTTATGTTAGATGGTGTTTCTAAGCCTTCTCCTTATTGGGTAATTGAATTAGGACCTGTAATTGATAACCAATACCAGTATTCTATTATTTCTGATGATAAACAATTATCTCTTTTTGTTCTTACTAGAAATGTTCAATTATTTTATGATAAGTATAGTGATATTGTAACACAAAGTTTAACCAATATGGGATTTATTAAATATATTAACAAACCTATTGTTATGCCACAAGAAAATTGTGATTATAGTAAATTTGATAAATATACTGTATCCTCTCCTGATTGTGGAACTTGTGGAACTGCTTATCAAACTTGTTGTATTGGTTTTGCTATTGATGGATACCCATGTGATTGTCACCTACAAGAAGGTGGGTCTGGAACATCAGGCTCAAATTGCGGAGATTGTGGAACCGCATATTCGGCATGTTGTATAGGATACGCAGCTGACGGTTACCCATGCCAATGCGATGTAGCATAAATATCTAAATAATAATAAAATAATTTTGTTATTATTACATTATTTTGTTTTTTGTATTAATCTATATAACATAAATAACCCTACGATTGATAATGAACTTATAAAAACATGATTAAAATAAGTATTTATTTCTTCATGGTTAAAAATTTCATTTACATCACTTTCTTCACTATAATCACTTTCATTTTCCGTATTTGTTAATACGTCATAATTATTTTTCATTGACTCACGAATTATAGTTGGTATATCGAAATTAACATCTTTTTTTATATTTATTTTTGCTAATTTATGATTTTCATTCGCAGGACTAAATGGTTCAATGGGAATAAAAGTTTTATCAGAACTTCCTAAATTAATATTTGTTATTACTGTTTTTTTATTAGGAATATTATCTATAGGTTTCATTGTTTATATAATATTGATAATATTTTATATTACTTATTCTAATGCTTTTTCTTTATCTATTGTTACTTCTTTCATTACATTTTTCATTATTTTATCTTCAAATGATTTTGTCTGTTCTTCTCCAACACCACCAGTGGATTCATTCGCATATTTAAAAAAGTCCTCATATTCCTTTGTACCCATTATTTTAGAATTAGGTGTTTCATCCATCCAATCATTCGCAGTATAATAATTTTTATTCGCTACTTGTTTTACTGCCTTACGCAAATTCTGTTTATTTTCATCTTTCTCCCATTTTTCATCATCCTTTATATAAATAGTTTCTCGTTTTAAATCTGTACAATGTAATGGACGATCTTGAATTTCCATATCATTTATTCGATTCAACATTATTTGAGATATTCCATTTACAAATCCAACTTCACCTGTATTTATAAAATCCTTTACTGTTACTTCTATTGATTTTACAAAATCTTTTAACGTCATCGCATCTTTACATTTCTCGTTCAAAAATACATTCAAATTAAATTTATTATTATTTACTGTATTATTTACTATATTATTTGTTGTTCCTGCTTTCTTTGCTAATTCCATCATTTGTTTATTCTGTTCTATTAATAACATCCTCATCTCTTTATTGTCTTTTAGTAATTCTAATACTAATGATGAATCTACCTCTCCTTTTACATCTTCTTCTTTTTCAGAATTTGTATCTGTATCCGACAATTCTTCAGAATTATCCCTATTTATTTTACAATTTTTCTTATGCTTCCATAAACCTGAATTTGTTTTAAAGGTTTTATTACATTTTTCACACGATAATATAAGTGGCGATTTTCTATTTCCATTCTTTCCATTTATTTCCATATTATGTTTCCGAGTCAAATTATGTTTATTCCAATCACTTAATTTACTACAAGTATAGTTACATTTTTTACAATAAAATTTTTGGCGATTTTTGGCGACTTTATTTATTTCCATTTATATATATATGGAAATATAAAAATCGCCTAAATACTTTTCAGCGTAAAATATTTATTTTTTTTATCATAACAAAAAATGCATAAAAAAAAATGTTTTAATGCATTTTGCAGAGAAGCGTATTTTTAAACAATGTTTAAAAAATTCTATTCTCAGAAAACGAAAAATGGACATTTATTTTTGTCCTTTTTTTTTGTCGCTGAACCATTTCTTTTTTGTACTTTTTGCACTTTTTTGCGTAAAATATGTAAATATAATTATAAATCTTTATTAACTAAATCATGATACATTTTGATCATTAAATTTAACCTGTCTTGTGTTTCCATGAGTTGTTTTTCTTTTTCTAAAAACATTTCTTTCCAATTTATATCAACGTTTTTATTTTCCATACAAGAATTTTTGTTTATATCAATTTTATTTTTACATTGTTTTGTATGTCTATAAAAACTAGATGAATGTTTATAAGTTTTACCACATTTACAAATTAAAGAATTTATGCTATCATTTTTATAGCATTCTATAGCATTATGTTTTTTGCTATTAATATGTTTATTAAAATCACTTTTCTTATCACATGAATAATTACATTTTTTACAATAAAATTTATATTTATCATAATGAGAATCACTATTATTATACTCGATAGTATTTAACATTGGTTCTTTTAAAGGTAGAGGTTGAATATTATTTAATGTAGATTTAAATTCTTTAATATAGCGTGTAAGAATTTGTTTTGTTTCATATATATCTTTACAATTATGAAAATCAATAATTGTCATATTCCAATTATTCCAACCACCATTTTCTCTTATGCAATTGTATAATTTATAATTGTTATTTTCTTTTTCACAATTAATTTTATGAGTATGTTTTTTTTGTATAAAATTTGTAGTATGACCTATATAGGTGTCTATTATATTAGAATCTTTACATGAAATTTTATAAAAAATAATATTGGAATAATCAATTTTAACCTTAGGCATGTATATAATTACTATAAGATATTTATAAGATAATTATAAGACTTTTACTAAATATATTAATAACTATATATCTATATTGTTGCGTAATATTAGTTTTACTAATGAATAGGACTATTTGTAGTATTTTGTATTAAAGTATCAACAAGTGCTCCATCACTATTAGTTTTATATTTATTTTTTCGCTTAGGAATACAACAACACACATAGTAAGTAATTTTTGGATTTTCGTTAGTTTCAATAACTGAAAGCATTCTTTTTCTATTAAAAGACCACTCCATATTAAATAATATTTAAATATTAATTAATATTAATTATAAAATTCAATTTTATGTATATATAAAGTACAATGAATATAGCAATAAATGATCCATTATTATATCCAAGAATGTTAAATGAAGATGATATTAAATATAATTATTATATGATAATGAGTATGTTACCAGATAATTATAGAAAATTATTATACTCAAATGAGTTATTAAATAATTTTGAATATAAGGTAATAATATTAGAGAATATAAATACAAAAATAGTTGTTGCTACAATATCAATTAGAATAGGAAATACTCATTCAAACTTAGGTAAGATAGGTTTTATACGAGATATAATATTACATGATAATTACAATAATAAGAAAACTCATGAATGTGCGTTAAAATCAGCTCTAGAATATTGTAAAAATGAAGAAGATTGTATCTCAGTAAATGTAAGTGATTCGATTAAAAGTCGGTATCCATGTTAAATACATTATCATCAACCGTTTTGTTAGCTAATGCGTATTCTGAATTAGTACGTTCAAAGAAATTAACTTTAGAATCGACACTGATAAGTTCCATAAAGTCAAAAGGATTAGGTGAATTATAAAACTTATCATAACCAAGTTGTAAGCATAATCTATCAGCAACAAATTCAATATATTGTGTCATAAGTTTTGCGTTCATACCAATCATTTTACATGGTATAGATTCAGTAATAAATTCCTTTTCAATATCAACAGCTTCTTTAATAATTTCATAAAGTTTTTTTTTAGGAATTCTTCTAACAATTTTAGAATATAATAAAGTAGCAAATTCGGTATGTAATGCTTCATCGCGTGATATTAATTCATTAGAAAAAGTAAGTCCAGGCATAAGACCTCTTTTTTTAATCCAATAAATAGCAGCAAAAGAAGATGAAAAGAAAATACCTTCAACAATAGCAAATGCGACTAATCTGGTAGCGAATCCACTTCGTTTATCATTAAGCCATTTTTCAGCCCATTTAAATTTTTTAGAAATACTAGGATAATTTTGTGTAGCTTTAAATAGTTTATCTTTTTCGGTGTTATCTTTAATATATGTATCAATTAATATACTATACATTTCAGAGTGTATAGTTTCAATGGCAATTTGAAATGCGTAAAATGCTCTAGCTTCTGAAGGCTGAACTTCATTCATAAAGCGAGATCCAAGATTATCAGTAACCAAAGCGTCACTACTAGAAAAGAATGCTAATATCATTTTTATAAAATTTTTCTCATCATCAGATAATTTATTCCAATCATTTAAATCCTGTGCGAGTGATATTTCACCAGTATGCCAAAAAGAATCAATAGAACGTTTATACATTTCCCATATATCATTATGTTGAATAGGAAACATAACATATCTATTATCATCTTGTTGCAATAATGGTTCAGTAAAAGAAGATTCCATGATTTTACTAGTCTTAGGTGGAGATTCTGACATTTGCTTGTCTAAATAATATAGACGGTAGATTTTTATTTTGTTTATAAAAAGTATTTATTGCATAAAAAAGAAAAATCATATATATTATAAAAAAACAATAGTAATTATGTATTATATACAAAAAAAATATTACATATAACAAAAATTAAATTAAAGAAACCTATAAAATATTTTATATTTAATATTACTAGATATTAGGTGTAATACCAAAAAAAAAGAATATATAATAGATAGACCATAAATAAATAGTTCAAATAAAATTTATTTAAGAATATATTATATTAGAAGTGAATGAAGAAATCATGTATTGATATGGATGATTACCTAGGCGACGAAAAGCCAGACCATAAGAAGCGTGGTCGTAAATCAAAAAAGCAAAATGACAAGGAAATATTAAAAGAATATCATACTGATATAGAAAATGAAACTTCAATCACCCGCCAAAGGTCTTATTACGAAAATATGCACCACTTATCAATAAATGAAAAAAAAAAGTTTGATTCAAAATTTACAACCCCTAAAAACTCAAGTCAAGAATATTATAACAGTCAATTAAAACATAAAAATAAAAAGATAGTAGTAGCAACTGGTCCAGCAGGAACAGGAAAAACATTATTTGCGACAGAATGGGGTATTCGAAATTTTTTATTAGGTGTATATGAAAAGTTAATATTTACAAGACCATCTGTATCCGTAGATGAAGACTTAGGTTATTTACCAGGAACATTAGAAGATAAGATGGCACCTTGGATAAGACCAATATATGATATATTACATATGTTTATAACTCCTCGAGAAGTAGTAACATTAATGGAAGATAAGTTAATAGAAATAGCACCATTAGGATATATGAGAGGACGTACGTTTAAAAATTGCTGGATAGTAGCAGATGAGATGCAAAATTCGACAATAGCACAAATGAAGATGTTAATGACTCGTTTAGGCGAGAATAGCCGTTTAATAGTAACAGGAGATTTAGACCAGTATGATAGACCGACACAGGATAATGGACTAGAAGATTTTTTGGATAAATTTAAAGGTAAGCGTTCATCAAGTATAACAAGTATAGAATTTCAAAAAGATGATATACAACGAGAAGAAGTAGTAAAAGAAGTATTAGAGATATATGGTGGAGATATTCCATCGTTGTATAAAACAGAAGACGATAGTAAAGAAGATAATTTATAATTTAGGAATCTAATATTAATTTCGTTATATAATTTATAAAATACTAATGAAAATTCCAAGTTCTGTAAATATTCCTTCACCAGGAAAAATATTAAAAATGAAGTATAGTTTTCAGCCTATACTCCAAAATCAATTGATTTTATATTTATTTTTATTTATGACAATAGTGCAATTAGTAATACATGTAAATAATAATGATATACTATCAATAATAATTCTAAGTTTAGTAGGTTTTTTAACATCAAAGTTTAGTAAAAATATGATAGTAATATTGTGTGTAGCCTTAACAGTATCTAAAATGATAGGAATGGGTTTGTCAAAAGCAGGTTTAGAGGGTTTTAAAGGAAAGGGAAAACGTGGAGAACATGATGATAAAGATGAAAAAAAGAAAGATGAAAAGAAAGATAAATCAAAAAAAGATGATGAAGAGGAAGAATTAGATGACGCACCAAATTCAAATGAATTATCTGATAAAACAAAAGATGAAATGAAACGTCAATTTGAAAAATTAAAAGAAGAATACCCAGAATTTAAGGCAATTCAAGATGATTTAATAGAAGGAATAAGTAAAATGGACCCAATATTAGATAAAGCTGAGGCATTTATGAATAAATACTCTCAATATAAAATGGTAAAAAAGTAAATAATTAGTTACTATTATATGTAAGAAATATATAATAGTATAAAATAAAATATGTTTGGAGCCGCAATATTACTTCCATTAATAATGACATTAATTGGTGTAGCAATTGGTGTAGGAGAAGGATTATTTCAAATATTTGAAGGAGTAGCTCAAGAGTTTATAGAATTGCCACAAGGAATGTTTATTGGTGCGATGAGTATATCAAGATTTATTCAAACAGTATGGGTATTTGGAATATCAAATTTCTTTTGTGGAATGAAAATGATGAAGAATTTTACAACATGTGCATTTTATTATTTATTAGAGATAATAGGTTCAATATTATATTTAATACCAATGTTAGTATTTTTAATTCTAGATTGGTTAACTGGAAGTGCGAAAGCAGGTAGTAGAATAGAATACAATATATGGTATTATTTAGAAAAATTAGATAGATTTACAATAGATCATTTTGGATTTCATGTAATTCATTTTTCAAAATCAGTAAGAGATAAATGTTATAATTGTCGTAGATTAAAGCCAGTAGCGTTTGTGCGTAAGGCAGGTGATTTTGCGGATGATTTGAATGAGCATATAATACCATTATCAACAGGTGGTTTAATGAAAATATTTGATGGTTTTGCGAAAATAGTAAATGCTTTTTCATTTTAAATAAATAATATTTCCATATTATATAATTATAATATGGCAAAGAAGTGTGCTCCTGGAGTAATATGCATAGAGAATATTACATTATTATTTATAATTTTAATATTAATAGTATTATGGTATATAATTTATTATAGAGTATGGGATTTTAGCAATTCTGAAAATAAGAATGAAATATCTATATCAAATGGAATACATCATGCTTTACGTCCAATATCAGAACGTAATGATACAATAAATGATCCTTATGCTCCTCCATTAAAAACGAATGATTTATTTTATCCAAGAAATATTCCAGATGTTCGTGGAATACCAGAAGTATCCGGACTTCCAGTAAATATTCAAACAAGAGCAGTAAATAGTAGCTACCAGCAAATAGGAATATTAACAAATACAAAAAGTCAAGGAGAGAATGAGATATTACCTTTAATGGGAAGACGTGTAATGTCTGGTCGTGATAAATGGCAATATTATACAATAGCAAATAATGGTAATTTGAATACAAAGTTACCAATAAGTGTAAATGGTAAGAGTTGTACTGGAGAATATGGTTGTGATGATATAAATAATGGAGATACTGTCTATGTAGAAGGTTATAATGATATATTTAAAGTAACAGTTTATGAAAATAACTTATTTCAATATATTCCTAACCTTTAGACAAATGATTATTAAATTTGAAAAAAAACTATATATATTCTTTATAGTATATAATAAAGAATATGACAGATTTTGACCCTAATAAAAATCAAAAGTTTGATAAAAAAATAGTATTAGATTATCCAAGGGTTACCGTAAATAAGAATGAAGCAGAAGTGCCAAATGATAAACGGTCACCTTTTACATTACTTTATCAAAATTCTTCATCAGAAAATAATATATTTTTAACAGAAGGTAATATTTCAACAAATTATAGACATAATAAAATATATATTACCCGTTTAATCCATAATAATATATTAAATATAACAACTAATGATGATAATATAATAGGTGAAATGATAATAGAACACTCATCAGACGATAATAAATTATTCTATAGTTGTTATTTATTAAAGAAAAGTTCTGTATTAAATAATGACGAAAATGATATTGATAAAATTTTAGCAATTAAAGATAATGATGCTATAAATATAGATTTTACTTTTAATAGTATATCGCCAACAACAGATACAAAAGGAATACTATATGAAAGTGATTCAAATAAAGTATGTATTTACACAACACCAATATTTATAAATAGAAATTCAGAAGAGAAAATAAGTAATTTCGTAAATGTAACACAATTATTTCCAAGTTTTCCTCAAACTAATAAATATTTTACAATACCAAACAATTATATTTCAATTCGTGATGCTGAAGAAATATATATAGATTGTAGCCCAACCGGTGTAAGTGAAGACGAAGTAGACTTTTATAATGTTCCTATAAATAGTAAAATGATATCACAGACTCAAGAGTCAGATTTAATGAAAACAACAGTAAATTATGGTATGTTTTTGTTAGCATTATTAATATCTTATGTAACTGTTCCCTTATGTTATAAGCATTTAATTATAGATGGAAGTGCGTTAGCATATGATAGTAATATAAAAAAACGTTTTGAACGTATTCGAGCGTCTGATATATTATTAACAATAATAACATTTTTCTTTATAATAGTTCCATTAATATCAACAGGAACAGCAACGGGGGATTATCATTTAGTTTCAGTAGGTGTATTTATGTTTGTTTTTTATATTTTATCAGTAGGATTAATTCGTATCAAAAAGATGGATCCAGAATTTATGACAACAAATATAAAAGGAAAACTAAAGGTATCAGATCCAGATTCAAATGATGCAAAAAGTATAGATCCATTGGCATTTGATGAATTAATACCAACAATTTCAGCAGCATTGTCCGTAATTATAAGTAGTGATAATTTATCAGCATTTGTAGCTTTATTAACAGTAGTATTAGCAATAGTAGGAACATTAGTATTTACAGGTGGTATAACAGGAACTACTGCCGGTAATATAATAGCAGCATTTGGTGGAGGATTATCTGTATTAGTAGCAATAGTAATAGGTTTTAAGAAGAAAATAGAAGCACAAACGCCATAAGCATAAAAGCCATAATATAATATGTAAAATATTCAACATATTATATATTTTAATTGGTAGTCCCGATTACACCATGAGAATATCCACCTGCGTTTTTCAAATTTATATCAATTAATGTTCCTTCAGATTCAATAGTATTAACAAAATCTTGTTTAAAACTAGTTAATAAAAATTTATAAATACTTGGTATAGTATTAACATTAGTAATACTAATATCATTACTATTTTTCATATATATAAGTTTAGTTCCCCATTCTTCCAGACCATCAAAAATATGAGTAACATACACTATACAGCAATTTCTACGTGCCGTTTCTCTTTTTAAATAATTCATAAATCTATCTTTAACTAATAAATCAAGATTAACAGTGATTTCATCTAATAAACAAATTTTAAAAGGTTTAATTAAATTAAGATAAAGTTGAACTCTTTTACGTTGCCCTTCACTCACAGCATTTAATCTCCATTCTGGATTTATACATAAAAGTTCTAATAATTCTTTATTTCGTTCAGGATATTTATTCTTAAGGTCTTTCATCATATCTTTAACAAGTAAGCTAGAATGTAGTGGAACATTGTATCCACTAAAAGCAACAGTTTGAGTTCCCCAATTATTATCAATATATGCGATATCATTATTAAGTGTAGTATCACGGAATGGGTCTTTATTTAATACTTTTACTTTATCATATTCACATAAACATTTACCACTAATAATTTTCATTAAAGTAGATTTTCCACAGCCATTGAGACCTGCTAGTATATAGCAATTGTTATTATACAGTTCTAATGATAAATCGTTAAATATAGTTTTATTTTCATATTTGAAATTAAGATTTTTGATTTCAACATATTTTTCAGACATTATATTGTAAATCAATATAATGTGTTTATATTATTTGGAAACTTAAAACATAGAAGCAGAACCAACGTCATTAGCGACAGGTTTAAAAGTAGAAGAAGTATATACGCTAATATCACTTTTACCAATAGGAGCCATTTGTTCTACAACCTCTTCTTCTAAAGATACAGAAGCAACAGGGTTCATTTTTTTCATTTTTTCGTCTTTTTTAGCTTGTGTAGGTGTATATTTGACCATAGCAACTTTGCCGTTAATATTACTACTACGGCGTATAAGTTCATATGCAGCAATAATAAATATAATAGCAGCATATTTACTAATATGTTTGCTGAAGAAAAGATATATAGCAAGACCAAATAAGCTAAACATACCAACGCTGGTATCTACAAACTTAGAAATGAAATCGGGCATATCAATAGGCATAACAATATAAAAGATAGACATAGCAAGAACAATAGTATCTAAATTAATAGAAGAGGAAATGGTAGATAAGAAATTCATAATTATAATATATTATAGAATAGTATTATATTTTTCACGGTAAAAACCTAGTAAAAAAGAAAAAATTGAAATATCCTAAAGTAATCTTATTATATAATAAAATGTCTGCATTTAGAAAATTTTATAAAAATAAGTATAAACCAAAATCTAACGAACTATTATTAACAGAAGAATATAAGGAAAAAATATGTAATAATTCTTATCTAGGAAAGAAAGGATACACAATACCTAAAGTATTAATAAGTAAAGAGGATGAAGAATATATACGTAAAGAATTATATGTGAAACCAGTAACATTTGGAGGTCCTCAGAATTCAGATGTAGGTTCATTTTATATATTTCGTGAAAGTAATAAGAAATATTATTTACCACGGTTTTATGGTATAAAAAGATATGGATTACCAAAAGAAAGTGAAATAGAAGAAGGAAAAGATATAAAAGTAGAATTTACACAAGTATTACGTGATTATCAAGAACAAATAGTAAATGTCTATATGAATTATATAAATACACCAATAAGTAAAACAAGTAAAGAACATGGTAATGGTGGCATACTAGAAGTCCCATGTGGTCGTGGAAAAACAATAATGGCATTAAATATAATATCAAAAATAAATAAAAAAACATTAATTATTGTTCATAAAGAATTTTTGATGAATCAATGGATAGAACGAATAAATGATTTCTTACCAACAGCAAAAATAGGTAAGATTCAGGGGCAAGTGTTTGATATAGAAGGAAAAGATATAGTAATAGGTATGCTTCAAACGTTATATGATAAGGATTTTGGTTCAAATGCGTTTGTAGATTTTGGATTAACAATAATAGATGAGGTTCATAGAATAGGAAGTGAGCAATTTTCAAAATCTTTATTAAAAATAGTAACTCCAAATATGTTAGGTATATCAGCAACAGTTGATAGAAAAGATCAATTAACAAAAGTATTATACATGTTTATAGGTGAAAAAATTTATACAGAAGAAAGAAAAGATGAAGATATAGTAAATGTTCGTGCTATAAATTACATAGCAAATGATATTGAATTTAATGAAGAAGAATATGATTATCGTGGAAATCCAAAATATAGTACAATGATTTCAAAATTATGTGATTATGGTCCTCGTAGTGATTTTATAATAAAAGTAATACAAGATTTATTAATAGAGAATGAATCAAAACAGATAATGATATTAGGTCATAACCGTAGTTTATTAAAATATTTATTTGAAAGTATAAGTAATCGTAATATAGGTTCTATAGGCTATTATGTAGGTGGAATGAAACAACATGATTTACAAGAAACAGAAACAAAACAGATAGTATTAGCAACATATGCGATGGCGGCTGAAGCATTAGATATAAAAACATTATCAACATTAGTAATGGTAACTCCAAAGACGGATATAACACAGTCAGTAGGTCGTATATTACGTGTAAAGGGAAACAATCCAATAGTAGTAGATATAGTAGATAATCATGATTTATTTCAAAAACAATGGGTTCAACGCCGACGTTTTTATAAAAAATGTAATTATCGTATTCGACAAATAAGTAGTAATAAATATAATACAATGAACTTAGATTGGGATACAGATAAAACTTGGAATCGTGTATATGAACCGAAAGAACTATGTGTTAATGGCGAATCGTATGATAATGAATATGAAAAAAAAGATACACAATGTTTATTGAATATATCAGAATTAGGACTTTGAATAAATAATAATTAATAATACATATTTTCTCATTATATAGAAATGTTTACTGTAGAAAAATTAAAAAAATATAACGAATATAAAGAAGTTAGACAAGCAGAAAGAAGAAAAATTCAAGAAGAAGAGCGTAAAAAATTAGAAATATTTAATAATATAATAGATGAAGAAGATTGGGAAAAAAATAAAGAGTTAGAACGAAATAAACGATTTACTGAATTAAATGATAGATTAATAAAATTAAAAATACGTAAAGATATCATAGATAAGAGAGAAAATGAAATATTAAAACAACAAAATGAAGAAGAGAATATTTTTTTAACAAAAAAAGAAAACGAACGAAATGAAAAAATAATAAATATGGAGAATCATTTATTAAAATTACAAGAAAAGAACAAACAAAGATTATATGAAATTCGTAAAGAACAAATTTCAACACTAATGAAAAACCCATTATTTAAAAATATAAATAATGAATCAGAATGGAAAAATGAAAGGGATGAATTACGTAAAAAAACAATAGAAGAACGTTTAGAATATGTAAAACATATAGATGAAGAAAAAAATAAAATATACGATGAATATACACGCAATCGTTCAAATGAATTATATTATAAACTATTAAAATATCGTAAAGAACATATTGATGAATATAATAAACGTAAAACTATAAAACAATCGCAAAATATAATTACACCACCTGTATTATCAAAAAAACAAGAATTAAAAATAATGAATTATAAAGAAATATATAAACCGGAAAAACATAATAAGATGATAACCTATTATGAAGAAAAAGAAAAGGAAAAGAAGAATTATATAAGTAATTTATATTCGACTAATAAAAAAATACAAATAAAAAACAATAAAGAACGTAATATAAAAAATAAATTAAGAAGAGAGATTAAACTAGAAAAAAAAACAAATCTATCAGAAACAACTATAGAATGGTTTTTAGAAGAGAGAGAAAGACAAAAAGAACGACTTATTAACAAAAATAAAATACCAAAAGAAACAATAAAATGGTTTTTAGAGGAGAAAGAAAGACAGAAAGAACGTCATGCAGAAAGAATTAATTATAATAACGATATATGAGCAACCTTTTCTCTTCTGTGGATAACTTTATTAGGTACCCATTTTTTAAATTTTCTATTGAAACAGCATTCCATATATAAAACTTTATTAACATCAACGTATTTATCTTCATTCATATTTTGGAAATCTTCTTCAGTATCACTCTCTTCAATATAGTCTAGATTATCATTTTCTCTAATATTTCTAAACAATTTATTCATAAACACGCTAGTTTTATAATCAGGAATATAGGCGATATTGTAATAAACCTTTTGATTATTTTTACCATATGCGAAAAGATGGTATACATCAAATTGTATATCTGCTGAAACAAGAAATATAGTAGGATATTTGTATTGTGATTTATGAAATGACATTTTAATAGGCATATAGTTAAAATTAAATAGATTTTGTTGCTTATTTTGTGAAGGAAGATTTACAACATTTAATTTTTTATTAATGAAAATATTAACAAAAGGTTTTTTATCATGAGAGCATCTATATTGAATATGATGTATAGGATAGCATATAGTATCAAATATTTCGGAAGAAATAGAATTAGGGAATTGTTCTAAGGAATTGTCAATATTAACATCCCAAAAGTTAGAAATATGCATAGGAAGTGATGAATCCTGTTTTGAAATGAGAGAAAAACAAACTTGTAATAAATGTAATTTATTAATATTGTCTGTATTTTGTAAATATAAACCTTTAAAATATATAATATTATCAATAATAATAGATACCGGTTCATTTAAATCATTATTAATAACAGACCCATATAATACAGTTCCTAATGATAAAGATGAATCAAAATTACAATTTAATACTTTACCCTTAGTAATACGTTTTTCTTTATTTAATTCAAATATATAACAAACATCTTTATTTTTATAAAATGTAAACCATAATAAAATTTTTTTACCAACAGGAATAGCAGTAACTATATTATATGAAGAAGAAACTTTCGTATGTGAAATAGTTTCATATGAAAGTTCAAATTGTGGGAATCTATCAGTTAATTTTCCAACTTGTATATTAGTTAAGTCAATCATGATATATAATTAGTACAATTAATATTTATATTAGTTTATAATATAATTAATCTACTGTAACAAATTGTTGTGTTTGTGAATTCATATAACTCAATAAATCATTATTCATCTCTTGTAGATTATCTTTGTTTTCAAAAAATTCTTCTTCTGAATTATTTATACTATCTTTATTTACGTTTATTTCTTCAACAATTTGCTTATATTTTGTAATTTGTGTATTTACTAAATCTTTAACTTTAGGTTTAGTATAAGTATTTTTAAGATGTTCCCATAATAAATGTATAACACATATAATAGAAATAAAAATAAAAATTTTAAAAAAGAACTCTATGAAAATATTATCAAACATTTATTAATATATAAAACAAAAGGTAAGATTTTATATATTTTGACGATAAATGAAAATATTATATTAAATAAAAATATAAAAATAATAGATTATGTATAATTATAATGACTACAGTTTCAATATTGATAATAGATAAGAATGGTTCGATAAAAGAATCTACTATAAAGAATTATAATGAAGATGAATTGTATAAAAAAGGAGGGTTTAAATCTTCAACAGAGTTTAAAAAACATTGTGTATGGAAAAATATAAAGATAAATAATAAAAACTATACGATTAATGTGTATGGAAAAATAGTTGGTCGTGCAAATTCAGAAAATAAATATGAATTTCCACCACCTATAGATAATACATTATTTTTTGGTAGTTGTGTCATAGTAAATGGTAATAATGATAACGTAGATAATCTATATTTGAAAGAATGGAAATGTATTTACGAAAAATTATATGGAGGATTTGAAAGTTTAAATGATGAAAGTGATGAAAGTGATGAAAGTGATGATGATTTGCCAAAAACTAAAAGTGGTTACGTAAAGGATGATTTTATAGTAGATGATGATTATGAAGATGACAGTGACTATAAACCAAAAGCAAAAAAAAAGATTATAAAAATTACAAAAAAGGTAAAAACATCAAAAAAACCAGAAACTGTATTTTTATCAACCAATGTAGATACTGATAGTGAATATACTAATGAATTAGTAGAAGAAGATTATATATAAAAAATTGAAAAAATATAAATATAATAATAATTGTATTATATTGATATAATGCGTCAAATAAGTCAGCCTTCTAAATTTCGTAATAATATTGTTAATAAAATAAATGCGTTTATAGATAATAACATAATGAGCACAAATGTAGAAAAAGGTGTATTTAACTATGCTTTAAAAGAAGCAAATAGTAAGAAAATTATAAAAAAATGGGAAAATCCTTTATTTGTTCAATTATACCTAGACCGACTTAGAACTATATATATAAATTTAAAAAATCCATCATTTATATCACAAATAAAAAATAATGAGATAGCACCAAAAACCATTGCTTTTATGAGTCATCAGGAAATGGACCCATTACATTGGAGAGAATTAATAGAACAAAAAACAAAACGAGATGAAAATAAATTTACAAATAATATTCAAGCATCAACTGATATGTTTACATGTAAAAAGTGTAAATCTAAAAGATGTACTTATTATGAATTACAAACAAGAAGTGCTGATGAACCCGCAACAATTTTTATAACTTGTTTAGATTGTGGTAAAAATTGGAAAACATAATTAAATATTTCTATAAAATTGAATAATTTTTTTATTTGTAAGTTTATTAGTATTAAAATATTAAAATGAGTATAAATTTAATTCAAGGTCGTAGTATATCATTAGATAGCATCATGAATACTCCAGATAATTGCAATGAATGTAATAGTAACAAAAGAAAAACTGATTGTAATAAATGTGGAAATGCTTTATGTAAAAGTTTAAAATGTTCTTGGGTTTTTCCACATAAATATAATACAAATTATGTAATTTGCGATACTTGTTATAAATCTATAGAAAATAAATTAATAAATTATGATCATTTATTAATTTACAACTTTTTAAAAAAAAATACTAAAAAAAGACGACTTAGTTGTTAGCATAATTACTAACAATACCAATAAAAGATAGCATAATAGCATAAATATATAAAAAAACATGTAAAATATAAATAGGAGTAGTTTTATAGTCTTCATTATTAAAAAATGGATAAAATATAAAATTATATTCTTCTTCATTTTCTTCATTAATTTCACTATCGCAATCATCATCTTGTATAGAATCATCAAATTCAAATGTAATATTATTATTTTTTACGTTATTTTTCTTTTTAGGATTGTTTATTTGAATAACACCTAATAATTGTTGAATTCTTTGTAATGAGCACTTACGTTTGTTATTCCATTCAGGAGAATTATTAACAATTTTTTTAGAATAATATATTAATTCATCATTATTCATACATTGTATAATAATATTATTTTGTTCTGTGTCTGAATATGCAAAATTTATAATCTCTGAAATAAAATTTTGTTTAGATTTTTTATTCATAGTAATATCATAGTTATAACCAATAATACGTAGTTCAGGAATACTATATGAATTTATTATAAATTTTAAATATTTAGTTTTTAGATTACATTTCCAATCAACTGCAACTAACTCTTGAAACTCTTTTAATAGATATTCAATTTGTGGATCAGGACAATTATAAATAGAATGTCCTTCTTCACCACAAAAAGAACAATGTAATTTTCTAGTATTTTTTAATGTCATAATCTTTAATTAAAATAAGGTTTCTTTGTTTATATTACTTTTTGTCAAAAGAAAAATTTATATTAATAATGTAATTATATAAATTTTTATAATTAAGTTAATATTTCTAAGTCGCTCATTTTCCAATATTCACATCCTCCATTTGGCAAAGGTCGCTTGATAATAAAGGGAATTTTCTTTTCTTCAAATTCTTTTAACGCTATCAAATAACCATCTATAACATCATCATCTACTTCTACAAATGGTATTGCTCCTGCGTTAAGTTGTTTTGTTCGTTCTCCTAAAATTCTAGCTTTTTCATATTTTGTAATAAAAGGTAATGTTTTATGTAAAGGATCAATAACAAATCCATTAGAATTTCTTACAACTTTTGATAAAACATCTATCTCTTCATAATTATGTGCGTTTAATTCTGGATGATATTGATTAATAATATTATTCTTTACAGAACTATTAATTTTTTGTAAGTAATCCTCATCTTCATCCTCATCATCGTCATAATCATCATCGTCATCATCTGAATTTACATATATTGTATTATTATTTAGGTTTAAATTATTATCATCGGATATAATGGATTTTTCATCATCATCCTCATCATCATCATCCTCATCATCATCATCATCTTCATCATCACTAATTATAGATAACTCATCATCATCATCATCGTCAATTAATTTTGTTTTCTTTTTAATAGGTTTATTATCGTCAATAGATAATTCTTCAACTTCAATATCATCTATATCACTTACATAATCCTCATTATCCATTTTACACTTATTTATTATAAGTAGATAAAGTAATTTTTCTAAATTGTTATTTATTTAAACCAATTATTAATTTTCAATTTTCTACTTAATTACGTTCATCAGTTTTCCATTTACTATCACAATCAACGCAAATATATAAAAATTTTAGACTATCATTATCATAGCGAATATAAATAACACCGTTTTTAGTTTCACATTCACTATTAGGACATTTCATATTATATAATCTTGGTAAAGTAGGATCTAATTTTGTATATTCGTTAATTAAATGGTTAAATTCCTGTTCTCCTTTTTTTAATTGAGTTTTTAAAACACAAACACCTTCTTCACCAATAACTTCATCTACATGTTTACAGTTTCTACAATAATATGTTAAATCATTCGGATTATCTGGGTTGATTCCGATATAATACATATTATCACAATTTACGCAAAACCGCATCTTTATATATAAAATATGTTATTATTTTTATTATATTTTGAGTAATAAGATATTTCAATTTTATCTATTTATTTAGTAAATACTATCAGTATATATTTTAAATAATATATATAATTACTTAAAGCAATTATGCTATTAAAATAATTTAACAGAAAATTGAATAAACTATATTGTTACAAAACAATAATAAAAATATCACACTAATATATTCTAAGGATGGATCCTCCTCAAAATGCGAATACTGCATATTCATCAAAACAATTATCTAAATCTAATAAATATGCTGGTCTAACCGATATGTTAATAAAAAATTTAATAAAAAAAGGCGACAACAAAGAAATTACAAATACGAAAATAGGAAGCAAAGAACATAATATCTACGCGGGTTCATATTCAATATCGGATTCAGAATATAATATATTTTTGAATCATTACGCAAAGTCAATGTTAAATCCATCAAAAAAAGAGTATTTAACAGAAAAGCAATTGCTAAATAACGGTCCATTAGTAGTGGACATTGATTTCAGGTTTGATTATGATGTAGATGAACGACAATATACTAAAGAACATATAGATGACCTAATTGATAGCTACTTGGACATTTTTAAAAGCATCTATCAATTAGATTCAAATACATCTTTTTCGGTTTATGTCCAACAAAAGCCAACAGTAAATAGAATTAAAGAAAAAAATTGTACTAAAGATGGAATCCACATTCTATTTGGATTACGAACTGAACGTGCGGCTCAACAAATTATTAGAAATCGTATTATATCTGAGGCATCTGATATGTGGTCTGACTTACATATTACTAATACGTTTGAAGACGTTTTTGATAAGGGAATAACAGATGGTACTGTAAATTGGCAACTATATGGTTCCCGAAAGCCTAATCACGAGAGATATAAGCTAACGTACATATATGAAATTACATATGATGATCAAGACGATGAATTTATGCGGTCTGAGCTCCCTTTATCAAGTTTTAATCTAGTAAATGATATTTACAAATTGTCAGTTAGGAACCAAGAAAACCCTTCCTTAGTATATAAATCTTCATTTATTCCTGAACTTGAAGAATTCAAGCGCGTAAATGAACTTAAAGCAGGTAACCGCGGTAATAGTCCGCGAGCATTAATACGTGTTCCTTCAATAGTTAATATAGAAGATGTTAATATTTCATCTATACGTAACGCTGACGAGTTAAATTCAGTTTTAAATAATTTCTTAGATAATATTAATCAAATAGACTATGACTTAAAGGATTCATATGATTACGTTATGATTCTACCTGAATCTTATTATGGCGAAGGATCTTACCAAAAGTGGATCAGAGTAGGCTGGTGTTTAAGAAACATCAGTAATAATTTATTGATTGTATGGATTGCGTTTAGTGCTAAATCCAGCACTTTTAATTATTCAGATATTCCAAATCTTTGTGAAAGATGGAAGACGTTTGATCCAAGCTCTCCCAATGGTATTACTAAACGTTCTTTATACCATTGGGCTAAGAATGAATCCCCTGAAGAATATGAGAATATAAGGAAAAATTCACTAGATTATCATGTTGAACAGACTTTAAAGATTGGAGGTAACACATCTAGAAGTGGTAACAAGGATGAGAGAGAAGGATGTGGCGATTATGACCTAGCTACTGTTCTTTATCACAGGTTTAAAGATAGCTACGTATGCGTTTCTGTCAAAGGAAATCTGTGGATGGAGTACAAGAATCATCGATGGTTTGAAGTAGACCAAGGAACTACATTAAGGAAAGCTATATCAAATCAGTTGAGGGAGTTATACAGAAACAAGGCGGTTCAGTATATGAACAAAGCTAACGATGGTCGCAGAATTATTAATGATGAAATAGATCCTGTAGCTGAACAAGATGATTTTAGTAAGTTAATATCTCAGCGTATATTTAATATTACTAAACGATTAGCAAATACTACTGATAAGAACAATATTATGAAAGAAGCGAAGGAATTATTCTATGATGGAGAATTTATAGATAAACTCGATACAAACCCTTATCTTTTATGCTTCAAAAATGGTGTCTTTGATTTTAAAGAAAAAAAATTTAGACGTGGTATCCCAGAAGATAATATTTCTAAAAGCACCAATATTATTTATCAAGAATTAAATATATTACGCGATCAAGCAATTATAGATCAGATTAATGATTTTATGTCTAAGCTTTTTCCAGAAAAAGAGTTATTAGAATATATGTGGGACCATCTTGCATCAACGCTTATGGGTACAAGCACAAATCAAACTTTTAACAACTATATCGGTCAGGGTCAGAATGGTAAATCTGTGTTAGTTAATTTAATGGAAATTGTATTAGGCGATTATAAAGGCGATGTCCCGCTATCTGCCGTAACTGACAGACGAGGAAAAGTTGGTGGGTTAGCACCAGAGATAGTACAACTAAAAGGTACTCGTTACGCAGTAATGCAGGAGCCTCAAAAAGGTGATATAATTAATGAAGGTATTATGAAGCAGCTAACTTCAGGCAAGGACCCTATCCAAGCTAGAGCACCATACATGTTAAAAACTATCTCTTTTATTCCACAATTTAAGTTAGTCGTTACCTGTAATGTGTTACTTAAAGTACAGTCAAATGATTGGGGTACCTGGAGACGTATCCGAGCGGTTCCGTTTAAATCTTTATTTACAGAAAATCCAGTAGAGAATGATGCAGAAAAACCTTACCAGTTCAAACTAGATAAATCCATTGACGAGAAGTTTGATTCGTGGAAAGAGGTGTTCATGAGTATGTTAGTTGAACGTGCTTGTAAAACTAACGGTATTGTTAACGATTGTTCAATTGTCATGGAGAAGACGAATCAATATCGAAAATCTCAAGATTATATTTCTGAATTTGCTGATGATTGCATAATTCGCTCAGATAAAAGCAAATTTATATCTAAATCTGAATTGAATAATGAGTTTGTGCGATGGCATGATACTAATTATGGCGGTAGGGGACCTTCACCACGTGATTTACACGAATTTATGGATAGAACTTACGGAAACTGTAAAGGTTCTAAGTGGTATGGCGTTTCAATCAAATATGAAGACGCAGATGAGGATGATTCTTATAATATAATATCTAATAATACAAACGACGTTGATATGAAACAGTTATAAATGTAATTAAATAAAAAATATAAAATAAAACTTATATTTTTTATTCGTATTGAACGTAAGGTTCTCCTCTTATTACAGCTTTAAAGAATAAGAATAAATTATATGCTTTAATTTCTATAAAATATATGTAAATAGGATATAAAATAATTATAATTATACTAATAATCTTAGCATATATGTTATTAGAAATCATACCATATAATATTTTATAAATTACAAAAGACGCAATAAAAATATAAATTATTAAAAAAATATTATTAATAGAAATATATTTTGGAGTCTTTCTATCATTAACTAGATATTCTCTATCAGCAGTAGTATAACTATCTATCTTATCGTCTAAGTTTATATCAAGTTCTTGATTTTGTGTTAGTAAAGCATTATAATAATTATTGTCTTCACTAGTTTCTTCATATTTCATAGGAATAACTTTACGTAATTGTTTAACAGATTGTTCTTTAGATTTACTAAAATCATTTTCCTTTTTATTAATAGTATTTTTAGAATCTTTAATAGTTTGTTTCATTGAAGAAATATCAATATCTATGTTAGATATAGTTTGTTCATTTTGTTGAATTTCTTGATTTAATTTATATAATTCACTACTTTTATTCATTATAACTTCTTCATATGTTTGTAAATCAGTAATATATTTTTGATCTTTTTTCCATGCCTTTAACTGAGCAGAATTTAATTGATGTTCAAAATCTTCAATATTTATTAAATTAATGTAAGCAGTAAGATATTGCCCCCAACCACCACTATAATCAGTTCGTCTAATATATAATTTATTATTTGATATAGTAGTACTGAATGTATCGCCACAGCAAACCTTATAAAAACCATCAAAATTATATATTTCGTATTTACCATTTTCCAAATATTTATTTAAATCAATAACCTTTGTATTACTTCCTGAATCACCTACATATACGGATGTTCGCTTTAAAAAATCAAATTTATGAGGTTTATTATAATATGGTTGGTTAATAACAGGTTTAATTGTTGTCATAATAGATAATATATAATAGAGTTATATTTTATCTACATAATTACGTCATACATATAATATGAAAAAGGAAAAACAGTTAATAAGATAATTAATAATATTTTTATATTAAATTTCATATCAGTTTGTATATAAAATAAATAATAACATAATATAGCTAAAATACTATAATATATCCAAAAAAATATGTTATTTAAAGTAATAAATACTTTATTTTGTTCATGTTGATAATCAGAATTACGCGCGTCATTGCTAAATTCAGATTCTAATTTATTTTTAAGATGTAACAATTTATCATTAGTTTTAGTAGATTGGTTAAATCGTAATAGTTTTCTATCAATTACCTTAGTGTATAATGTATCATACTCCTTTTTGAAAAAAGTAAGGCTTCGTTGTTGTAATTTACCATAGCTATCTATATCATTTATAGCAATAATAGTTTCATCATATAGTTTTTGTAAAATAGATCTGTCTGTTTGTAATTGTTGTATTTTAGATTTTAATTTTAGATTTGTATTAGTATTAGTATTTATAGTGGTAGATAAATCAATATATTCTTTCTCTTTTTTATCAATAGCAGATAATATTTCTTCTAACTGCAATCGTGTTTCTTCAAAGTCTATTTTTTTATTAATATTAGATTTTGAACTCATAATATGTTAATAAATATAGTATATTATGATATTTTTATATTTAAATACGAGCATATTTGTCATATTCAGTTGCGGAATTATTAGCAACTTTGTTTATATCTATGCGTCTATTATTTAATTTATGATTAGTAAATATTGTGCTAAATTGTTCAGTATTGTTTTCTTCATTAGAGGGCGCAACATATTCATTATCATGAACACATTTTGTAAGGCTACTATCCCATTTTGTGCCTTCACTACAACAATAAGACCCAACACAACCGTATAAATTCATACCTGATAGTAAATCATTTTCTTTATTAGAATTAGTATTTTCTTTTTCAGTCCTCAATGTAGGTTCTGGTAAATCTAATTTATTAAAATTCATTTTATCTCTACTAAGAATATCAAGATAAATTTGAATAGAATACATACTGCATATAAATAAAGTAAAAATAATAAGTATATTTATAATAGATGATGGAATAATAATAAAATTATTTTTTATAATGGTTAATAATACACTTATAGCTAAACCAGCTACAAAAATTAGTTTTATTTTATTAAACTCAGACTGTTTAAGTTGGTAACTATCATTTAAAGCTATAGCTCTTTTTTTTCCAACTAAATTATTATCTATATCTTGTTTTTTTAATAAAAGTCTATTCTTTTCTTCTTCAACAATATCAGAAACTACTTTTTGATGTGCTAATATATCAGTAGCGTTAGTGTTAGCTCTTTTATAAGAATTATGTATCTTATTTAATTCTGTTTCCAATGTATTTACTTTATTAATTAACTCATCATCATCAGCTTTTTGTGAAAGTCCTGCAAGATATCGTTGCTGAATATCAAATAAGCTAGTTAAATCAGTTTTTCCTTTAGGTTCAGACATTAAATATATATTATAAAAATATTATATATTTAATCACGAGCTATCATTATACTAGCAACTAATAATGTACAAGCTGTTATAATACCTAAATTTTTAATAGACCTATTATATTCTTCCATTTGTTTAATATCTTTTAATCTTGCGTCAGTAACAGTTTCTGAGTTTGTATTTATACTTCCTAAATATGAGGATGGATATTTTCTTTTAATTACATCTCTTAATCCAGTATTTTTCTCGTTAGTTATTTTTTTAATATTATCATCAATATTATTATAATTATTATTAATTTCATTAAGTGTGTTAGAAAAGTCATTTGCTATTTTTTTCATGGGTTTAAGTTGATGTTCTTTAACTTCATTAATAACATTACCATTTTTATTGAAATCTTCGGATTTTTTAAACCCATGATTATTAAATCCTTCTTTACTATCTCCAATAAATAACCTTTTTTGGTCTGATTTGTATTCATCTAATAAACTATATTTTGAATTAGCTAAATCAATCATTTTTTCTTGTTGTTTAATTTTATATTCTATATCTTTTAAACGAGAAAAATTCTTCTCCAATAACATTTTTTCTTTTTCCTTTTCTATAAGAGTTTTTTTACCAGTATCTATTTCATATTTTAGTCTGTTTTTCAAATTATATATAGGTACTAAATAATTGTTATATACATAACTTCTTCTGCTTCTGGGTCCAGAATGATACTGATTATGATGATATTGTCTTCTTCTTTCTTGGTAGTTATAACTATTTTCTTGATTTTTAATAAATTCTTCTAAATCTATGATTTCTCTTTGTTTATTTGGTAAATCAACTTGGATTATACTATTAACTCTTTTATATTCTTTTCTAAGTTCATAAAGTTTATTTTTTAAATCTTTGTAATTTATAGCATTAACTTCTTTCTGTAATCTTTGTAATTTAAAACCATTTTCATAAAAATTATATATTAAATCGTCTTCTTGCATTATTAATTATAATATCTAGATAAAATAATATAATTAATGTTTATTGAAAAAGTTATGTATAAAAATACTACTAATCAACGCACATGTTCCAATACTAGTGTAAAATAATATATTATTACCTATATTATCAATGTCAAATTCATTATATTTACTAATAGTTTCTATAGGTTCTTTTACTTTATTCTTGGTATTATTTTGTATATATGAATATGTTGGTCGGAAAAAATCAGCACCTTCTATAGAATTTAAATTATGCGTTTTACCAGAGGAAGAATCAATTGAACGGTTTAATGACATAAAAGTTTCTGTTTTTGATAAATAAGTAGTTCCTTTTAATTTAATGGTATTTATTCTTAATTTATCCATTTTTTCTGGCATTTCAGTAACAATAATCCTAAAATAAGAATACTTTAAATAGGAAGATACATAAAATGTGCTAGATGGATTACGAGGTGGTGGTAATTTGGATTTATTTATAAAGTATTGTTCTACATAGTCCCATTTTATACCATCATTAGAAGCAGCTAATGTAAATTTCATAGGAAATGTATTTACAGCAGAATACATAGGTGTAACAATTGTAAAATTTGTTAAATAAAGTTGGTATGGTAATTTAATTTGTATCCATTCTCCACGAATATCAGTGCTATTTTCACCAGTTCCTATAGATGTAATCCAAGTATTATCAATGTCTCCACCACCCATATATGATGAAGGATTCTTACCAATATAAGTTTTTTGTGTATATTGTGGATATTTTCGTGCTCCTATTGTATAGTTAGGATTATTAATATTATCACATTCCCAGTAAGAATTTATATTATCATTGAATGCGTTAAAGCCTTGTGTTTTATTACTATAGTATGAAGAT